ATTTTATCAAATATACTTTTGTTCCTGGTATGGGTTTTTACGATATCGGTTTACTTCATATTTTGGGTAATACCACAAACGCGGTTACTGCCGCTTGGCGCGAGATGCTCGATGCCGGCATGTATGCTAACTTCCCCGGCTTCCTTATGGCGGATACTGGCGCGCGTCAGAATACGAATATATTCCGCGTTCCGCCGGGCGGTGGGGCGTTAGTTAAGACGGGCGGCATGCCAATCAATCAGGCCATTATGCCATTGCCTTACAAAGAGGCTGGAGCAGGCTTGATGAACCTTGTCACTAATATTGTTGAGACGGGACAACGCGTTGGCGGCACGGCTGAAGTTGCTGTTGGCGAAGGGCGCAACGATGCGCCTGTCGGAACAACGATTGCGTTGATTGATCAGGCGACGAAGGTTCTCAACTCAGTTCACAAGCGCATGCATGCTTCGCAGGCAGAAGAGTTCCAGTTGCTTGTGCGCTGCTTCCGCGAACATCCAGAAAGCTTCTGGAAGAAATGCCGCAAGCCATCAATTCAATGGAGCGAAGCTATCTTCATGCAAGCAGTCAATGACTGCGAGCTTGTTCCGCAAGCAGATCCAAACACGGCAAGTCATACGCAGCGCGTCATGAAGATCATGGCGTTGAAGCAATTGCAGCAACAAAATCCAGCTATGTATGATCCAAAGGCGATCGACATGGCGGCGTTGAAGGCGATGGGCTGGAGCAACCCAGAACAGTTTATGGTTCCGGCTGAGACGCAGCAACAAGTCCCGCCGGAAGTTCAGAAGGCGATGGCAGAGCTTCAGATCTTGAAGCAGGAGGCAGACGCCAAAACGGCGGTAGCCCAGGCTTCGGTCCAGGAGTCGCAAGTCGATGGCCAAGCGCGTCTGATGGATGCAGAGACCAAGCGCATCCTTGCGCAAGCCAAGTTGCAAGAGACGCAAGCTAAAAGCGGCGTAGAAGCGCCACGCGGCGAAGATCCTTGGCGCCAGGTAGACGCAGAAGCAAAGATGATGGACGCAGAGACGCGCCGCATACTTGCAGAGCTAAAGGCTGCCGATCTTGGTCTTAACGTAGATAAGATGCAGATGGAATCAGATCACCGCGAAGCTGATCGCATTCTTGATTCGCATCATCGCGCTGCTGATCGTGCAACGCAGTTGGCTAAAAACATTAATCCTGTTGAGGGTGAATAATGTCCCGCATCATTGAGCGCGCTCTATCAATCATTAATGATAATCTGAAGGATCAGACCACAAGCTTTGCTGATCCTGTCAGCATCAAGCCAATGGCGCGTGGCGGCGATGTTAAAGGCCGTATTTTGCAGGACGAATATCCTACGCATTATCTTCCGCATATCGGTCGCCAAGTGATGGCTGATGGCGGTGCACCTGTTAAGGGCTTTGAGGGACGCGTATTTAGCCCACCTCCTGTTGAGGAGCCTGTCTCCGCTGAAGGCGTAGAAGCTTATCACGGTTCTCCGCATGAGTTTGAAAATTTTGATATAAGCAAGATTGGCACGGGCGAAGGCGCGCAAGTTTATGGGCATGGACTATATTTTGCTGGGAATGAAAATGTAGCAAAGTATTATAGAGACTCTCTTACTGATCCCGACAATGTTCCTTTGCATTTTAAGGGAAAGCCTGTTGATACAGTTTGGAATGATGAAATATCTGATCGATGGAAAGATATTGTAAAAAAATTACCAAAAGATCATGAGGATGATTTTCAAACAGTTATGGGTAATCTTTCTCAAATTAACAATATGTCTGACCTAAAGCATATTCGCGCTAATTTAGATCGCAAACAAAATAATATTCTTGATAAAATTGTTTTACCGGAACTTTCTAAACCAGAGATAGGTTCCGGTCATATGTATGAAGTTCGTATTGATGCGCATCCAGAAGAACATTTGCTTGATTGGGATAAGCCACTAAAGGATCAGCATCCTAATGTTCTAGCTGCATTTAACAAATCTGTTATTCCTATTAAAGATGACGAAGATAAGATGATACATGAGATGTATGGCAATAAGGCCGCTCATGAATATCTTGGGTTATTTGATAGAAGCAAGGGCTCTCAGGCATATAAGACGTTTGCTGAACATCTTGGTGGACCTGAGAAAGCAAGCGCCGCCTTGGCAGAAGCTGGCATTCGCGGCATCCGTTATCTTGATGCTGGCTCACGCGGTCAAGATGAGCAAAGCGGCTCGCATAACTACGTCATATTTGATCCGAAGCACATTAAGATCAAGCGCCGTTATGCAGAAGGCGGAGAGATTCCAGAAAAGGATGATGAGGGAATAGCAGCTTATGCTTTTGGTAATTCTATCCCGCATCTTGATCAAAGAATAAAAAATGAATATCAAGGTTCGCATCAATCTCCAGGGCCAGAAAATGGCGCGCCTTTATGGAGAATGCATGATTTATATCCAGATGATTTATATTCCTCAAATGGATTTAGATATTACGCAGATTATGGCCTCCCTTACGATAGAGAAGGGTATAACAGGGCGATATCCTATGTAAATCGGCCAAATAGCTTCGTAACAATTTATAGGGCGGTTCCTAAAGATACTTCTATTAAAAATATAAATCCAAGTGATTGGGTTACTTTAACAAGAAGCTACGCAAAAGATCATGGAGAATCCACTCTTGGGGGCGAATATAAGATATTAAAAAAAATGGTTAGAGCCAGAGATCTTTTTACTCATGCAGATTCTATCCATGAATTTGGATACAATCCACAGCCTCGCGTATCTGATGACGAAATAGTTTCAAGAATGTCCGATGAAGAGGCTAAAAATAAATTAGAAAGATTGTCTCCACAGGCAAGGACCACCTTAAAGCGAGCTCTTGAAAATAGATTAGCGCCAAAGAAAGCATACGGCGGAGATGTTGAAGATAACGATATTCAACTTTCTCCTGATGCTGAGGCCATAGATGAAATGCCTGATCAGGCGTTCAATTCTGCCAAGACATCACGCAATCAGATCCCTGCATTGTTTAATAGCCCAGCGTTTGAACGCAATAAAGGAAGCCGCAATCTAGATTACGGCGGTGGCGCTTTCGACAAGGGATCAGAATATCTTGCGCAAGAGCATGGCGTTGATAGCCAAGTTTACGATCCTTTCAATCGATCAAAAGAGCATAATGATTTTGTATTGAAGGGCTTTAAGAAAGAACCCGCAGATACAGCAACAGTTGCAAATGTGCTTAATGTGATTGCGGAGCCAGAAGCTCGTATGCATGTCATTAAACAAGTCCATCAACATATTAAGCCAGACGGCAAAGCTTACTTCACAGTTTATGAAGGCGACGGGAAAGATAAGAACAGCGGCAACTCGCGCATGACGCGCGATGGCTGGCAAGAGAATCGCCCAACGCATTCTTATGTCGAAGAGATCAAGCAAGTGTTCCCTGATGTGCGTCTTTCCGGCAAGACGATCATCGCCAGTAAAAAGCCAGCGAAAGCTTACGGTGGCTCTATCCCTGGACCAAAGCTTACGGAAGAAAACGCCGATGACTTTGCGCGTCGTTTGATCGCTTGGACGTTCGCCACGGCGCCACTGTTCCAGCGCGCTGCTGGCGGCTCTGTTATTGATGATCCACTTGATGTATTATCCAAACTTCGCCGTTGATGGGCGAGACGGGGACGCCCGTAAAAATCCGGCCGGAGAACAAGAATGTATGAATTAGCTAAAAGCTCACGCGATAAGATGAAGGCGAAAGCCCGTCGTCTCGCTAACCCAGGTGACTATTACAAAGACCAAGAGGTCTCCAGCGCGGATTGGTCTCCAGCGCCTCCTCTCAAAACTGAGATGAAGACCGGCGCGCGTCCAATTATGAAGCCATCGTCCAAAGGCACAGGCGAATCATACGCCGCTCGCGATACGAAAAAGGCTATTGGCGCAGACATGAAGCGCGGCGCTTTTAAAGCCGGCGGCGCTGTAAAAGGCAGCAAGATTCCTTCCGCAGAAGAGACGCTATCCACAAAAGCGATCGTTGGTTCTAACCCTATTAAGCCAACGCGCGGCGCAGCTGGCCACTATAAAAAAGGCGGCGCGGTTAAAAAGGCTGATGGCGGCGATGTTGATGCTTCAAAAGCTCCGCAAAGAACCACAGCTTCGCAAAATGTTTATTCGCCTAAATATAATGAAGATGCTGTAAACAAAGCGATTGCTTCATCAAATAGATCTGGCCAACGCATTAGCGGCAAAGAATCATCGGCTATTAAAGCTTTGTTGAAGGGCCGCACTGGCCGCGCTGGCGGTGGATCGGCTCTTGAAAAAATGGTCGGCAAACCAAAAACCGGCAGCGACATGAGCCAAGTCGGAAAGATGGGAACTGCTAACTATACGCAAGAAGAGAAGGGCGCTCTTAATCGCGTATTAAACAAAGAAGATTCGTTGCCAGAACCAGCTGAAGCAGCAGAGCGTTCCGGAAAATATCAAAACTACAAGAAGGGTGGCCGTGCAGAACGCAAAGCAGGCGGCCGCACTCGCGCCAAGGGCAAGACGAATATTAACATCGTTATCGCCGCTGGCCGCAAAGCTGGCCCAGAAGCTCCAGCGTTGGATATGGCCGCTGGCATGCCTTCGGCTCCTGCAAACATTCCTGTGCCTATGCCAGGCGCTGGCGCTCCGCCTCCAGCTGCAATGCCTATGGGCGGCCCTCCAGGCGCTCCTACGCCAGGCATTCCAGGTCTGCCTCCAGGCCGGAAGGCTGGCGGCCGCATCACCAAGATTGCAAGCTCATACAAGGATATGCAGGCTGGCTCTGGCAGCGGCGAAGGCCGTTTGCAGAAAACTGATATCGCCAAGAAGCATCATGACGCGCCTGCGCGTAAGGCTGGCGGCAAGGTCTACAGTTCCTATAAGGACATGGATGCGGGTGCTGGTTCCGGTCCCGGTCGTCTAGAAAAGACTGAGATCGAAAGGAAACAGAGAGCTCGCGGCAAGTAATTGCAGCGATCGGGGTCGGTCGTCATCCCCCTTTATGACGGCCGGCCTCATTAAATTTAAAGGGACCAGTGAAAGGGGCTGGTTGTGGCGACGTATACAAGAACCCATATGTTTGAGCATGAGCTCAAAAAACTTATTGAGATCGAAATCGAAAGACTGAAAGAGAATATGTCTCTTGGTTTAATCTCAGATCATGAAGAATACCGGCAGATTGCTGGGAAGATCGCGGGTTTGCGCCTCGCGATTGAATATATGGCTGAAGCAGACGCCATATGTAACGGTAAAGCGCGAGACTAACGAAAGGGGAACCCATAATGTCAGCCATGTTGATGGATCATGAGATTGATCCAAAAGAAAAGATTTTAAAAGAGCTTGGAGATCTGTCCAATATAGAAATATTCAACAATCAGATTCTTGTCGCCGTCTATGTGCGCCCAGAAAAAACTAAGAGCGGCTTGTATCTTTCTGATTCGATGCGCTCAGAAGACCAATTTCAAGGCAAAACTGGCTTGTTAGTTGGCATGGGGCCGGCTGCTTTTAATGATGAAAGCGGTCAGTGGTTCAATAACGCCAGTTTTAATCTGCATGATTGGCTTGTGTTCCGGCCTTCTGATGGCTGGAGCATAAAAGTTAACGGCGTTTTGTGTCGAATGATGGCTGATACGCAAGTAAAGGCAAGAATTTCCGGCCCAGATCAGGTTTGGTGAGGAGAATTATATGTCTGATGAACAAGAACATATTGAAGTAGAGCTAGAAGAGCCAAAAAAGGACGATGAGCTTAAAGTTGAGGTCAAAGATGACCCAGAACCAGAGAAAAAAGCGAAGAAAGCTGAGAAAACTGAAGAAGTAGCGCCAGAAGACGGCATTCAAGAGCTTAAAAAGCGCCTTGAACAAGAAAAGCAGGCTCGCATTGAGGCTGAACGCCGCGCGCATCAGGCAAATAACCAGATCAACAAGGCTTACCAAGAGGTAAAAGATACAAATTACCAGTTGGTGACGAATGCGATTGAGACGGTAAAGAGCCGCGCTGAAATGTTGAAGAACGCCTACCGCGAATCAATGTCGGTTAGCGATTTTGACAAGGCTGCTGATATCCAACAGGCGATGATTGAGAATGATCGTCAGTTGTCTGATCTGAAAAGAGGCGAAAAAGCCCTCAAAGAGCAAATGGAGGAATCCAATGCTCAACCAGTGCGGCCAGTATCGCCTCCAGCCGCAGATCCTATTGAGCAAATGGCGCAAGCCGTTTCTCCAGCGTCTGCTGCTTGGCTGCGAGATAACCGCGACAACTTAAAAGATGAGCGCAGCATCAGAAAAATGTTCCGCGCGCATGAAGACGCTCTTGATGAAGGTATCTTGGCGGATACGCCAGAATATTTTGGCTTCATTGAGCAACGCCTTGGCGTTCGCAGATATGAAGAAGAGGCTCCAGAGCCATTGTCTGCCGCTTCGGCGCCAGCACCTCGCAAGTCAGTATCGCCTCCAGCTGCTCCTGTCTCTCGCGGTAACGGAACGCGCCCTGGCGTTGTCCGTTTGACAAGGGAACAGGCTGATACGGCTAAAATGATGGGCATGACTGAAAAGGAATATGCCACGGCCATGCTGGCGCTTCGCGAAGAAGGCAAGCTTACACATTAATGGAGATATAGATGGAAACTGTAATTAAGCGTAACCCACGCCCTCGCGGCCTTCTCAATCTGAAGGCTGATGAGCCAGCTGTGGCTACAGAAGCGCCACAAGATACGTTGAGAGGCCCTATGCGCGAAGAAGATTCTTTATCAAGAGCCGCCCAGCGCGCCGCAGAATTGCGTGGGCATTTGAAGGATGAAGTCAGCGATTCTGAAGACAAGTTCTTCATTGACATTGATATCATCCCAGACGGCTGGACGTATGAATGGAAGCGCCACACCATTTATGGAGAAGAAGATCCTGCCTATCAGGTTCAACTAGCCCGCGCAGGCTGGACGGCTGTCCCTGTTCATCGCCATCCTAACATGATGCCGCACAATACTGACCATAAGGTCATTACGCGTGACGGCATGATTCTGATGGAATGCCCGACGGAAATCATTGATGAGCGCCGTCGCAATGAATTGGTCAAAGCGCGCAATCAAGTTCGCCATAAAGAGGCGCAGCTTGCTGGAACGCCTGATGGAACGCTTACGCGCGATCATGCCCAGGTTAAGCCAAACATCAAGAAATCGTTTGAGGCTATGCCTGTTCCTGAGAAGTAAAAAGATAATAAAACGCTTTTCTTATTACCCAAAAATAGAGCCGTCGGAAGAAATTTCGGGGGCTCTTTACTTTTAAGTCTATGTTTGCAATAATTACTACAGGCTATCTATAAGCGCGCTCCCGGTGCAGTTGCGCTTGCCCCGTCTCCCCCGGTGCGGAGATATTAACCAATCCCCGGTTCTATACTCGCCCCGGCGCGCGATGATGAGCCTCCTATATAAGGAGAACCCGTCATGGCGAATACGTTCGCGCCTTTCGGTTTTCGTCAGTATAGCGGGAACGGCTCTGCCCCGACTTATGAACAAGTCGAGATGCAGATTGCTTCCAACTATACGACTGCTATTTTCTTTGGTGACGCTGTCCTTCAAGACACTAACGGCACGATCACGCGCGCTGGCGATGCGCCAACGACGCAGCTTGCTGGCGTGTTCCAAGGCTGTAAATATCTTTCAACGTCTCAGAAGCGCACTGTTTGGTCAAACTACTGGCCGGGCTCAGACAACAATGGCGTTGTCTATGCTTACGTCGTAAACGATCCAAACGCTCGTTTCCTTGTGCAAGCTGGCAGCACCACGAATGTGACGCAGGCTGGCGTTGGCGCCTCAATTTCGCTTGCTGGCGGCTCCGCTGGTAACACGGCGAACGGCATCTCTGGCATGTATGTTGAAACGCTTGGAACGTCTTCGACGGCTCCTTTCCGCGTCATCAGTCTTGTCACTGACCCGCCAGGTTCAAACGGCACCGATACGGCCTCGAATGCTAACTACGTTATTGTTGGCTTCTTGAACGTCTCGACCAAGACGCTTGTCACAATCTAAGGAGTAAGGACCAATGGCTGTTAATCTTTCTGCCATTAAAGACCTTCTCCTCCCCGGTCTCCGTGGGGTTGAAGGCAAATACGAGCAGATCCCGTCGCAATACGACAAGATCTTCACGAAGCATGATTCAAAAATGGCTTTGGAACGCACCGCTGAAATGCGCTTCCTTGGTCTTGCACAGCTGAAAACCGAAGGCGCTCAGACCGCTTTCGATAACGGCGCTGGCGAACGCTACGTCTATAACCAAGAGCATACTGAAATTGCTCTAGGCTATGCGATTACGCGTAAGGCAATCGATGATAACCTGTATAAGACACAGTTTATGCCATCGAACCTTGGCCTTATTGAATCGTTCCAGCAGACGAAGGAAATTTACGGCGCCAACGTGTTAAACACGGCGACGACGTATAATGCTTCGATCGGCGGTGACGGTAAGGCCCTTATCGCTACAGACCATCCTATCGATGGCGGCACGGTTGCTAACCGTCCTGCGGTTGATGTTGATCTGAACGAAGCGACGTTGTTGAACGGCATGATTTCGATCAGAACAAACTTTAAAGACCAAGCTGGTCTTAAAGTATTTGCTCGCGGTCGTCGTCTTGTTGTTCCGCCTGCTCTGGAACCAGTTGCAATTCGTCTTACTAAGACTGAACTGCGCCCAGGAACGGCAGATAATGACGTCAATGCGATCATGATGACTGCTGGCGGATTGCCAGAAGGCTACATGGTCAACGACTATCTGACGTCTGCTCGTGCATGGTTCTTGCTCACGAACATTGATGGGCTCTCATATATGGAGCGCGTAAAGTTCGAGTCCGACATGCAAGTCGATTTTGTGACTGACAACTTACTCGTAAAGGGTTATGAACGTTACAGTTTCGGCTATTACAACTGGCGTTCGATCTTCGGATCTTTCCCAACGTAAATCAAATAAAAGTGGGCTCTTTAATGAGCCCACTTCCATCTTGGAACATCAGTTACGTTGACCGTCCAAGCGGACTCTGCACAGACAACGTAATTAAACCTTGTGCAGAAGGAGTAAATTAAATGGGAACGACTACGTTCACCGGCCCTATAAAGGCTGGCAATGTTCTTGATACAACTGGAACGACAGTTGGCTCAATCAAGAATGTTGGTTTTTGCCTTATGGCTCAATCGGCTGACATTGTTCAGTCAACGACATCAGCGCAGACTGCAATTACAATTCCTGCAAACAGCACGATCGTTAGCATTGACGTTCTTGTTGATGTTGCATGGTCGAGCGCGACGACGACTTACACATTAAGCGTTGGAACGTCATCAACTGCTACTGAGTTAGTTGCTGCGACGAATGCGAATGCTGTTGGCTTGCTTTCTCTTAATCCAGGCACTGATGCTACGCGCACTGGCGTTTGGCAGGATGTTGGCACATCTGATGTTGCTATCTGGATTGATAGCGGCGCCCCAAGTGCTACGCCTGGCGCAGGCAAGCTGATCGTTACATACATTCAAGCAAACAACGCTTAATAGGAGATTACAATGGGTGCTTACACAAGAACTGATTCTAAGAAGGTTCAAGGCGCTTCTGCTTCTTCAAAAAAATCAGGAACCGAAGACGATTCATTCGTTACGGCTGAACGCTTCAAAAAAGGCGGTAAGGCAGAAAAAGCTCACGGCGGCTGCATGAAAAAAGGCGGCAACGTAATGTCGAAAGCTGCGCGTCCTGCTCGTAAGAGCGGCGGCGGCGTTCTTTCGTCAGCTGCTTCTGGCTCACCTCGCGGTAAAGCTTCGCACTACTAATTTGCTCCTTGGTATGCGATATTACGGGGGCGTTCGGTAACGCTCCCGTTTTTTGTAAGAGGGCATTATGGCAAAGTCTCCTGCTTGGCAAAGATCTGAAGGAAAAAACCCAGAAGGCGGTTTAAACGCCAAGGGGCGCGCTTCCGCAAAGCGAGAAGGCCATAATTTAAAGCCGCCTGTTTCAAGCGAACAAGCAAAGAAAAGTCCAAAGGCTGCATCACGCCGTTCTTCTTTTTGTGCTAGAATGACAGGCATGAAAAAGAAATTGACGGGCGCCGCAGCTGCGGCAGATCCAAATAGCCGAATCAATAAATCATTGCGAAAGTGGGATTGCTGATGAGCAAGCCATTTTGGGAAAAAGATGCACCAAAAGACGCAAAGAGCAAGGCTCTTAGCTCAAAAGGTGTTAAGATAGCCAAGGCTAAAGCCAGAGCCGCCGGGCGCCCTTATCCGAATTTAGTAGATAATGTGGCTGCTGCTAGAGCCGGCCATACAAAAGGAAAACGCTGATGCAGCCTATTTATGTTACTGTTGGCCCTTTAGCTGCGGCAAGCGCCAATGCGATTGCTTTAAGCCAGACGACTGCTGGAGCGGCGAATCTTACTCTTAATGGCGCTCTTGTAAGCAGCGGTGTCGCCATTTTGGATGAGCCAAGGCAAGTTTTAATTACCAATGTCGGCAATGATAGCGGCATTACATTTACAGTTTACGGAACTTGGATTGGCGGTCAAACGATTTCTGAGACGGTGCAAGGCACAAGCGGCAGCACTGTTGCAACCACGTTAGACTTCGCGACCGTAACTCGCGTGGCTGCAAGCGGCGCCACAAGCGTAAGTGGCGTGACTGTTGGCACAAATGGCGTTGCTGGTTCTAGCTGGTTGCGTTTTGATAGCTGGGCAGATGCTCAGACTGCTATTCAATGCAATGTTTCTGGAACTGTTAATTACACGATTCAAGTGACAATGGACGATCCAAATAGTCCGACGAATCCTGTCACAATTGAGAATGTTGAGTGGCTAAACACCAATGACACGGATGCGGTGACTTCTGTCGCCAATGTTTTTTCTAACTTTCAATTTACGCCAACTTTTGCGCGCGTTTTATTAAACAGCGGCACGGGTTCCGTAACGGCTACCTTTGCTCAGTTTAACGTGGTGAACAAATGAGTGGACCTGCTTGGATACCTGGCACAGGCGGCACTGCGTCTACGACGCTTCCGTATACGGGTGTGTCGGCTACTTACATTGTCCAAAATACAGATTGCATAGTAAATTGCACATCTGGAACATTTACCGTGACGCTGCCTACAGCGATTGGTAAAGAGGGGCAATATTTTATTATTAAGAATAGCGGAACTGGCGTTATCACGCTTGACGCATTTGGCTCTGAAACAATTGATGGTCAAGCACAACAAGTATTGGCCGTTCGATACGAGGCGTATTTCGTAGTTTCTAATAACGCGAACTGGATTGTTGTGTAATGTCTCATCACATACCTCCCGGACCTCACGCGACATTTTCCAGCACTCAGACGCAAACAGTATTGAATGCGGCAAATTCGCAAGCGATCACATATAATACGACGTTAAATGCTGCTGGCATTACATTAAATAGTAATACGCAAATTGTATTGCCGCAGATCGGCAATTATTGCTTTACATTTTCTGTGATTGGCCACAACTCAGGTTCGGCCAGCGCAAAATGGTTGAACATTTTCTTTAAGAAAAACGGAAATCTTGTCGATAATAGCAGCACGATTGTCGCAACAGTAAAGGATGAGCCTATAACTGTTGTCGCTACATTTGATTTGGACTGCACGACTGTTGGCGATTATTACGAATTATTTATGGCTGGGCAGGATAATAGCACACAGATTCTAGCAACTGGCGCCCAAGCGGCTGTTCCTGGCGTATCTCCAGCCATGCCTGCTTGCCCATCAGTTGTTATCGCAGTTTGGCAGATTAGCTAAGGATGAATAGATGGCCACGAGCGGAACATATACTTTCAATCCGTCTCTTGGCGAGCTTACGGTATACGCCTATCAGCTAATTGGCGTTCGCCCCACTGCTCTTTTGCAAGAGCACATGGATGCTGCGCGAACAGCAACAAATATGATGTTTACGCGTTGGAGCAACCAAGGTGTTAATCTTTGGCAGGTTGAGCTTACCACTGTCCCACTTGTCGCTGGCACATCATTTTATTCAGTTGACGCAAGCACGGTTGTGATTCTTGATGCCTATATCTCATATGGCACACCAGCGATTGACCGTATTATTCTGCCAATCAGTAGAACTGAATATGCGTCTTACCCTAATAAAACGCAGCAAGGTTTCCCGACGACTATATGGTTTGATAGAACGTTAAATCCTGGTCTTTACTTGTGGCCTGTTCCTGATGGAACGCAAACATCATTAAAATATTATTCTGTTTTACGCCTCCAAGACGCCAATATGAACGGAACAGAGCAAGTTGACGTCCCTCCGATATGGCTGGAAGCGATGGTTTACGGCCTTGCAGAGCGCCTTGCGATGATTTGGGCTCCAGAAAAAGCGGCTATTATGAAGCCAATGGCTGATGAGGCTTACAGCATCGCCGCCGCTCAAAATGTTGAAACTGCCCAGCAATATATTTCGCCTCAAATTAGCGGATATTTTAGATGAGGCCGCATGGTCGCGCCAAAGTCAGCGCGAGAAATCCTCGCGCATTTGGTATCTGCGATCGATGCGGGTTTCTCTACAATCATGTCAATTTGCAGTGGCAGTATGATTGGGCTGGCGCTTCTCTGATCAATAAGCGCATTCTTGTCTGTAATGAGTGCAATGATGTGCCGCAATCTCAATTGCGCGCTATCGTTGTTCCGGCTGATCCTACGCCAATCCTTAATCCGCGTATCCAAGATTACTCAACGGCAGAATCTGATTATCGTATTACGCAAGGAAATACGACTAATACGCAGACGGGCATACCTGTTCCTGGCGGCGATACGCGTATTACTCAAAACAATAATACGCGCGTTACGCAACAAACTGGCGAAGCGCCAAGAGGACTTAGTAATCAGCCAGGTCTTGATCAAAACGCAGTTATGCCGCTTGAAGGGACAACAGATTATTATGTAACATTATCTCTTGTTTCTGTTACTTCCAACGGAACAGGTATCATTACTGTTACTTGCTCATCAGCACATGGTCTTGCGACAAATGATCAGATAGCTGTTGAGGGCTTGTCGATTGATACAGCCAATGGATTCTATTCAATTACGGTTACATCCAATACGGCCTTTACCTATTTGCCTAACCCTGTAGTTGCTGCTGGATCTTTACTTACCAGCACAACAAAAATGGTTACAGCAAACGCTGGAATACCGTATAATATGGATCAAATACCGCAGACGGGGCCGTTATCGTGAGCAATGTCCAGATTCCAAATTTGCCAGCGGCCATCTCGTTAAGTGGCACAGAGCAGCTTGAAGCTGTTCAGTCCGGCACATCAGTTCGCGTTACGTCTGCACAAATCGCTGGATTAGGCGTCACCGGACCTACGGGATATACGGGGCCTGCCGGACCCACGGGGCCTACGGGATATACGGGGCCTACGGGCGCCACAGGCGCAGCATCTAATGTTACAGGCCCAACTGGCGAGACGGGACCTACGGGCGCGACGGGAGCCACGGGCGTCGCGTCAACTGTAACGGGACCTACGGGCGCAACGGGTGCAACAGGCGCAGCTGGGGCCACAGGGCCTACAGGGGCCACGGGGGCCACGGGCAGCGCAGGAATCACTGGAGACACGGGCCCTACGGGTTGGACGGGCCCTACGGGCGCGCAAGGACCCGGCGGCGGTCTTGGGCCTACTGGATATACGGGACCTACCGGACCTACGGGAGCCACTGGAGCAACGGGAGCTCCGTCAACAGTTACCGGTCCCACAGGTGCGACGGGCCCAACGGGTGCGCCATCTAATGTTACGGGCCCGACGGGCGCAACTGGCCCGACTGGCTTCACGGGACCAGCTGGCGCAGGCATTAGCTATAAGGGCACGGTCGCCAATGCCGCCGCGTTGCCGGGTTATCCTAGCAGCTATACAGGGGCGACAGGTGACGCATATGTCACCTTAAACGATCAACATCTTTGGGTTTGGGACGGGACAACGTGGGTCGATAACGGCGCGATTGCGACTGTTACCGGCCCGACGGGAGCCGCTGGCGCAACTGGGCCTACGGGCGCAACTGGCGCTACGGGCGCTGCGTCAACAGTTACGGGGCCTACAGGCGCCACGGGCGCGACAGGCGCTACGGGACCCACGGGTGAGACGGGACCAACGGGCGCTCCTTCCACAGTTACAGGACCCACGGGCGCTACTGGAGCCACGGGCGCTACGGGCGAGACCGGACCTACGGGGTGGACAGGGCCAGCAATTACGGGTCCCACGGGAGCCACGGGAGATATCGGCCCGACGGGACCTACGGGCGAGACGGGCCCTACGGGCGCAGCGTCAACTGTTACGGGACCAACTGGCGAGACAGGCCCAACCGGCGCGACAGGTCCTACGGGAGCCGCATCTACTGTCACTGGGCCTACGGGCGATACCGGACCTACCGGCTGGACAGGCCCCACGGGTGCAGGCGCGTCAATATCAATCTCAAATGATATTTCGACGACGGGCAACGAATATCCGGTTTTCTCCGCAATTACTGGCGGAACGCCGACAAATTTCTATACGTCTAGCCCAAAATACACTTACAACCCTGCAACGGGTCAGCTAACGTCGCCTGAGATCGCCGCGTCAAATGGTTTACTTGTAAATGCTACGACGGTTTCTTCGAGTTACAGCATACCTGCTAGTTATAACGCCATATCTGCTGGGCCAATTTCTGTTGATTCTGGCGTTACAGTTACGGTTCCATCAGGTTCAGCTTGGGTAGTGGTATAATATGAGCACAATTTCATTATACGGCGACACATCTGGATACGTTAATATAACGGTTCCGCTGACGATTGCTGTCCCTTGGACAGTGACGCTTCCATCTGCCGCTCCGACAGCGAACGGTCAATATCTTTCCTCGACAACTGCTGGCGTTACTTCATGGTCGTCGCTTGGACCTGCGACATACGCAACTATTGTCGGCTATACGACAACGGTTACATCAGCAAGTCCCGTTACGCTGACATCTTCAAGCACATTTTATCAATTCTTTACTGGCTCAACGGCGCAGACAGTTGTTCTTCCAGTAACAAGCACACTTGCGACGGGTTGGACTTTCAATATCGTCAATAATAGCACTGCTAATATTACGGTTAATTCGTCAGGCAGCAATCTCGTTGCAACATGCTTGCCCGGCACAACGCTTCGTCTTATTTGTATCCTGACATCAGGCACTACCGCCGCGTCTTGGGATTCTGAAGTTGTTGGCTTTACGACTGTAACCGGCACAGGAAATAATGTTTTAGCAACGGCACCAACAATTACTAACCCAACAATCACCGATTACATTGAAACATATTTCAACATCGGAACTGTTACTACATCAGCTTCGCCAACTCTTTCAAACGGAACTGTGCAAACATTGACGCTAACGGCGTCAACAACATGCACAGTTACAATGCCAACGGCGACTGCTGGCAAATCATTTATACTTCTTGTTCGTCAAGCTGCATCAACAGGAAATGGCGCAGTGACGTGGTCGTCAGTTAAATGGAATAGCGGAGGAACGCCAACTGTTACCGCAACCGCTGGCAGGATGGATATTTTTACTTTTGTTGCTGATGGCACAAATTGGTATGGATCTGCCTCACAGGGATATACGCCCTAATGTTTTCGGCGCTTAATTTCTTTCTTGCTGGTGGTGCGGCAAGATATTCAATTGTTGAAACATTTAATGCTTCTGGAAACTGGGTTGCGCCTACAGGCGTGACGCAACTTGATAGTTATTTAATAGTTGCCGGTGGCGCATCAGGCGGCGGCGGATATGGCGGCGGGGGTGGTGCTGGCGGCTATGTTACCGGATCAAATCTTTCCGTTACAGCTGGTTCTTCATACACAGTATCCGTAGGCGGCGGTGGCACGGCCTCTGCTGGACAAGGCAATAATGGGAGCCCTAGCTCTTTTCCGGGTGCGACAACAGCAGTCGGCGGCGGTGGTGGAGGCGCTGTAGCAGCTGGGTCAAATGGCGGTTCTGGCGGCGGTGCTGGATATGGAACTTATCCGGGCGGAAACGGAACAGCACCACAAGGCTTCAAAGGCGGCGATGCGGTAAATTCTCCCGGTGTAGGCAGCACGGGCGGCGGCGGCGGCGCTGGAGCAGCTGGGGGCAATGGGACTTATACCCCAAACCCAAACAAATCAGGTGATGGCGGAATAGGCCTTAATACTTATTCTGGCTATAGCGGTTATCTCGCAGGCGGTGGCGGCGGCGGCATTTATGGCCCAGGTGGAGGAACGGCAGGACTAGGCGGAAATGGCGGCGGCGGCAATGGGGCCGCAAGCGGCGTAGGTTCCAATGGAGCAGCTAATACAGGTGGTGGTGGCGGCGGCGGGGGTCCCGGTTCTAACAGCGGTGCAGGCGGGTCTGGAATTGTAATTTTAACTTATAAAATTGCCGCAGCTACAGCGATTACGTTCACTTCTACAGCTACTGTAAAAATTCCGACCGGCTGCACATCAATTGATTATCTTGTTGTTGCTGGTGGTGGCGCTGGCGGAGATAATGCAGGAGGCGGCGGAGGGGCCGGTGGTTTTGTTACGGCATCAGGCATTGCCGTTACTGCTGGCAATACATTAACCGCGACAATAGGCGCTGGCGGCAATGCTGGTAATACGGGCAGCGCGCCCGGCGGCAATGGCAGCAACTCAACATTATCTGGAACGGCTCCATTTTCTACTGTAACCGCAACAGGCGGCGGCGGTGGTGGATATTACAATGGCAATGGAGCGAATGGTGGTTCTGGCGGTGGTGGTGGAGGAGGTTTTCCTTCTAATACAGCTGGAGGAACTGGTGTATCAAGCCCTGCTCGCCAAGGGTATGATGGCGGCACTGGCGGCTATTATAGCGCCAAGCGCAATGCCGGTGGCGGTGGTGGTGCGAGCATTAATGGAAATAACGGCGCTACGGGCCAAGCAGGAAATGGCGGCAATGGCCTAACATTTGGTGGCGTTTATTATGCAGGCGGCGGAGGTGGCGGCGGTAACGACGTAACCAATGTCGGCGCAGGTGGATTAGGCGGCGGAGGCAGTGGCGGCACTTTCCCAAGCACAATACCGGTAGCAGGATCGCCTAATACAGGCGGTGGCGGAGGCGGAGGCGGATATCCGCCAAGCTATTATGGCACCAATGGCGGTTCTGGAATCGTAATCATTAAATTTAACTAGCAAGAAATAAGTGGCTCAATTGGCGCATAGCTGTTAAAATTTTCTAGAGGTTCGCAATGGTTGCAACAGTAAAATGCGATACGATCACGAACGCCGCTAACACCGGCACGGCGAACCTGTCGCTTGATTCCAGTGGCAATGTCACTTTTGGAAACAGTTTAACTATTTCTACTGCGAGCGCGCGTTTTCTTGGTGACTTTTCAAACGCAACTGTATCTACGCGGCTTGCTTTTCAAACAAGCACAACAAACGGCTCGACGGGCATTTACGCGCTGCCAAATGGCACATCAACTGCTGCAAGTTGGCAGGCGACGAATAATTCTGATCCAACAAATGCCAGCAAGATTTTGATTGCAACAAATGCAAGCACAGACGTCCAGCTTGTATCTGGAGTTAATGGGTCAGGCACATATCTTCCGCTATCTATTTGGAATAGCGGTGGCCAGACAGCGCAATTTAGCACGACAAGGGGCACATTTACGCTTGGTGTCGCGGGAACCGCAGCCGGTGTTTTGGTTCTTGCGGGTAGCACATCGGGCACTGCAACCCTTAATACCGCAGCTGTTGCTGGATCTTTCACCTACACGTTCACCAATCCCGGCGTTAACGTCAATGTTGGCTATTTAGAGGTTCCACAAAACTCACAAGGAAACGGATATACAACCGTTCTTTCTGATAGTGGAAAACATCTTTATTTTAGTGCAGGTGGCGCAACAATTACAATTGCTGCAAATGGCAGCGTTGCTTATCCACTTGGAACAGTGCTGACGTTTATTAATATGAACGCAAGCAGCTGCTCAATCGCCATATCGTCAGACACAATGTATTTATCCGGCACCGGAACAACCGGAACGCGCGCACTTGCGCAATACGGGATGGCGACGGCGATTAAAACCGCTTCAACAACTTGGCTGATCAGCGGTTCGGGATTGACCTAATGAGCGGCGTTCTTAACCTGCTTTTGGCGAGCGGCGGCAAGGGGCAGGCAACTGTTGTTCAAACCTTTACGGCGTCAGGTAACTGGACGGCACCGACGGGCGTCACGCAAATTGACAGCTATCTAATCGTCGCAGGCGGTGGCGGTGGCGGAGGATTTGGTGGCGGCGGCGCAGGTGGTTTTAGGACAGCGACCAATGTTGCGGTTACTGCTGGAACTACTTATGCAATCCAAGTTGGTGGCGCTGGCGCTGGTAGTGGATCTGGATCGGTAAAAGGTAATCCTGGAACCGATAGTTATATAGCCATAGGTTCATCTCCTTATTCTGCATATAGGTCCGCAGGCGGCGGTGGCGGCGGGGCTTTTAGCAACGCAAATGCGCAAGGGGCTGATGGAGGCTCAGGTGGAGGCGGCGGAACTGATAGTAGCCCGCCATATACAGGACGCGCTGGTGGCTCGCCCAGCCCTGCAACAACTCCGGCACAAGGATATGCCGGAGGGTCTGGGGCCACTGGCGGCGCGGCAGGCGGCGGCGGAGGAGGAGCTAATACATCTACGGGAACCGGAGGTAATGGTTCTGGCAGTTCTGGCGGTTCTGGCGGAAATGGCGCTCCTTATTCTTTAGGGCCATTTGCTATTTATGCAGGCGGCGGTGGTGGAGCAGGTTCTGGTGCTCTTGGTCCTGGCGGGTCTGGCGGCGGCGGTAATGGAGAAAAATATAATTTAGCTCCAGCCGCGACTGCCGGTGGCACCAACCAAGGAGGAGGTGGTGGAGGTTCTTATGCAGGAACCCAAGCGGCCGCAGGAGGATCTGGGATTGTAATTATTTCTTACAAACAACCCGCCTCATCAGTCGCCATCTTCTATTCATCCGGCACCGTAACGATCCCAACGGGCGTTTCAACGATTGATTATCTTGTTGTTGCAGGTGGAGGATCTGGAGCGACAGGAACAGGATCGGGCGGCGGAGGCGCTGGCGGTTATAAAGCGGGTACTACAGCCGTTACAGCCGGAACACCATATACAATAACTGTTGGCGCTGGCGGAACTTCAACAGCCGCCCCTAGTTCAGCTGTAGGAGGCGATGGAACTGGTTCAAGTATCGGGTCTTTAGTCACCACAACAGGCGGCGGCGGTGGCGGATATGAAGCTCCAAATAGAAACGGACGCAGCGGGGGCTCCGGTGGCGGGGGAGCATATGGCGGTGGCACTGGTGGGCCAGGAACACCGGGAGAAGGGAATGCTGGCGGCGCTGGCTACAATCCCGCAACAAGTCCTTATGGAGGAGGTGGCGGTGGTGGTGCTGGAGGAACCGGAGGAAGCGCGCCTAATTCAACTACTGCCGGAAATGGTGGAGCAGGAACTCCATATGGGACGCCTTCAGTAGGCTATGCAGGCGGCGGCGGCGGTGGCATTAGAACTCCTAGTCCGGCAAGTAGTGCTTCTTCGGGAGGCGGCGCTGGAGGTGTATCTGGTGCTGGAACTGCTGGAACTGCTAATAGAGGGGGCGGCGGTGGCGGTGCTGGAACCGATGCTACTTTAGGCGGCAATGGCGGCTCTGGCATAGTAATCATCAAGTTCAATTAATGAGAAAAAGGGGCTCATTATGGATAAGCAGACGAAAATATACAGGCTAATGGGTATTGATACGGCAATGCATTTATTGCGTCCCGGCGCTGCTTGGGAGATCAGCAACAATACATTCACGCGCTGGGAGGATGAACGTCCCTGCCCGACGATCGAAGAGGTTTACGAGACGATCGACAAGATCAAGGCGTTTGAGGATAGCATCAAGACGATCTACACGGCCAAGCAGCTTGAAGAAATGGGCGTAAAGCAGCGGGAACTAGAGGAGGCTCTCGGTGATAATTGAGAACCTTTATCCAATCCCGATTGGCTTTTTCAAGCATGAAGAGGGCATAACGGAAGCTCAAACAACATTCATGGTTGATCAGGAGCAGCGGCCTAATGACGGCAATACAAGCAGCGTCAATAGATATTTGCTGAAAGAAAAGAAGCTCGCAAATCTCACTACATTTATTGAGAAATGCGCGCATGAATATCTGATGGCGACGATCTGCCCAAAGAATGATGTTAGGCTTCGGATTACGCAATCTTGGCTCAATTGGACCAAGCCGGGGCAGTTTCATCATAAGCATGCGCATCCAAACAGCCTGATCTCTGGCTGTTATTATGTCAAAGCCAACAAGGAAACTGATAAGATATTTTTCTACAAAGATGGATATCAGCAAATTAAGTTTCCGCCTGTCGAGTGGAATAGTTACAATTCGGAGAGTTGGTGGTATCCTGTAGGAACCGGAGATTTAGTGTTTTTCCCTTCCAGCCTGACCCATATGGTTCAGCCAGTAGGCGGCGAAGACACAAGGATCAGCCTAGCCTTTAACACTTTCCCCGTCGGGCATGTCGGGGACGAAGACGAACTAACCGCACTTTATTTAGGAAAGTAAAGATGGCTCATTTTGCTGAATTAGATAACAACGACGTCGTCCTTCGAGTAATCGTCGTCTCCAATTCCGATACGTCAACGCCTGACGGCAATGAAGTTGAGAGCATTGGCATTGCTTTTTGCCAACGCCTCTTTGGCGGCAATTGGCGTCAGACAAGCTACAACGGCAATTTCCGCGTTCGATATGCGGGAATTGGTTACACATACAATTCGCAGCTTGATGCGTTTATTCCGCCAAAGCCTTATCCATCATGGGTGTTAAGCCCTGTGACGGTTGATTGGGAAGCGCCTGTTCCTTACCCAACTGATGGCAAGGTTTACTTTTGGAATGAAGGCACTGGGTCTTGGGCATTGGTTGAGCCACAGCCTGCATAAGGAATACTGACATGGCCGTAGTTATCAATGGCACAACTGGTATATCTGGCGTAGATGGCAGCGCGGGAACGCCTGCGCTGCAAGGCACAGATACCAATACGGGCATTACCTATCCCGCATCAAATGTCATTGGCTTTTCGGCTGACGGTGTCGAGCGTTTGCGCGTTACTACAAGCGGCTTGCAGTATAACGGCTCGACAAGCGGATCAATTACCTTAACTGCCACGGCTACTGCTGGCAGCAATACGCTAACACTTCCGGCTACGACCGGAACCGTTGCTACGACAGGATTTTCTGTAGCAATGGCGCTCGTTCTCGGAGGATAAAATGGCTAATCCTAATATTGTTAGCGTCACATCTATACTTGGCGTTACGACATATCTGACGCCAAGTGTCACAACTGCAATTTCTTTGCTAAATAATCCAGCTTCTTCTAACAAGGTTTTTAAAATCGAAAGCCTTGTCGCGTCAAATAACACTGGCTCTGCTGCGACATGCACTGTTTCGTATTACACGGCGGCTAACGTGCAAGGAACAAATCCTCCTACTGGTGGCACCGCTTTTCCAATTTGCACAAGCGTTTCTGTTCCTGCAAATGCATCATTGGTTGTGATTGAAAAGAGCAACGGCATCTATTTAATGGAAAATGCCTGCATATCTGTAACGTCTGGCACGGGCAGCGCCATTACCTACACTGTTTCTTATGAGGACATCTCTTAATGTCTCGCAGACAAAACGGCGGCGTTCTTGGCCCTAATAATACGCCAACAACATCTGTTGCATCCGGCGTTTGGTCCTTATTAGCGGCGCAGATTTACACAAGCCAAGGCATTTGGCCTGTTCGAAGAACCATTGTTCAGACATTTACTGCTACGCAAAATTGGACGGCACCTACAGGTGTAACAAGCGTCGATTATCTTGTTGTTGCTGGCGGCGGTGGGGGCGGGTATGAAACTGGCGGTGGTGGTGGCGGCGGGGGTTTTTTAGCAGGAACAGGGCAAGCTGTTACCGCAGGCGCTTCTTATACAATAACTGTTGGCGCAGCCGGATCGGCAGGAATATCCGGATCAGCAACAGGTGGAACAGGCGGCACTTCTTCTATTGCTTTAACCGCATCTCCTTTTACCACGTTAGTATCATCTACTGGTGGTGGGGGTGGAGGCGGGCAGGCAGGAAATGGCGCGACAGGCGGAGCAGGCGGCGGCGCTAGTCGCGGAGGGACAAAAGGAACAGGAACGTCTGGTCAAGGCGCTGATGGTGGAAATGGCGGACCTTCATCTGGCGCTGATGTTGCCACTGGTGGCGGTGGTGGGGGTGGGGCCTCTACCAATATTGCGCCCTATCAAGGGGCTAACGGAACAAGCGGTGTCGGCGGGAATGGTGGTAGCGGAACTGCGTATTCTGGCACATTTTATGCTGGCGGCGGTGGCGGCAGCATCTACTCTGTGCTTAACACTGGAACTGTAGGTTCTGGCGGTGCTGGTGGTGGTGGCAATGCAAATCAAGCGGCCGCAGGCTCAAATGGGTCTACTAATTTAGGCGGCGGCGGTGGTGGTGGTGCGCTTACTAACTCCACTACATACAATGGCGGCGCAGGCGGTTCCGGTATTGTTATTTTATCTTATGTTCAATTTGGCCCGAATGTTCTTGTTTTTAATTCTTCTGGATCTTTTGTTGTTCCTACTGGCGTATCAACAATTGATTATCTTGTTGTTGCTGGCGGCGGAGGTGGTGGCCAGCTTGGTGGCGGTGGCGGCGCTGGTGGTTTTATTACTGCATCATCCCAAAGCGTTACTGCTGGCACATCTTATACAGTTACTGTTGGTGCGGGTGGCGCTGGATCAGCTTCTGCTACTTACGCTACTACAGGAAGCCCCGGCGGCAATTCGTCATTTGGTCCTTCAGTTACAGCAACGGGGGGCGGTGGCGCTGGAACATACGGCACCTCTTATTTGAGCGGATTAAGTGGCGGTTCTGGTGGTGGGGCTGCTCGCCGCGATGCTTCCCCATTGGCAGCTGGAAGTGCTGGGCCTGGAACACCGGGGCAAGGCAATAATGGCGGCGGCGCTACTGCATCTTCTGGTTATTATGGCGGTGCTGGCGGCGGCGGCGCAGGCGGCGTCGGCGCAAGCATTTCTGGTGCTAATAATAATGGAGGCAATGGTGGCGCTGGGTTACCTTCTTCAATAAGTGGAATTACTCCTTCACCATCGTATGCTGGAGGGGGGGGCGGCGCAGCAGGAAGCCCAGGAACTGGAGGAACAGCATCTTCTGGCGGTGGCGCTGGTGTCACTAATGCTTCTGGAAACGGGACTGCCGGAACGCCAAATACTGGCGGCGGTGGCGGCGGTTGCGGAAATTATCCCAATGTTGGCGGCAACGGCGGCTCAGGCATAGTCATCATCAAGTTCAACTAATATCAGCATTCTCAGAAGGGGGAGAATGTGCTTCCAATCGTCACTTGCACAGTGGACGGCAAATGCTTGCCCGTATTACAGGCGAGCATCAAAGCATATGCGCCTGATGTCCCGCATCTAATCTACAGCCCAAAGAAAGAGACATCCGCCAAATCATACGACGTCGCGCTAAAAATAGCCTTTCAAGAATATGATGAAGTAATTGTCTGCGCTGATGATCTGGTTTTAACGCCTGATAGTTATCGCTTGATATGCGAAGACATCGACAATCTAAAAGCAATACACGGCGACAAGCTTGGCATAGTTGCGGCTCATACTGACTTCACGCGCTACACGCAAAATATACGCTATCAGCAATCGCCATCAGACAAGCTAGAATACGGCAAATGGTCTTGGGAGCATGAGTGCAGACCAATAAAGCGTCTCAGCCCAATATTCCATTATATGTCTAAAACAGCTTATGAAGCATGCCAGATTGCGCCAATTGAATGGTATAGCGACGACGTTTGGTGTGAAGATTTAAATGCCCTTGGCTATCATCATTACATATCGCGATCATATGTGCATCACGCTGGCTCACAGACATTAGGGCAAAACACGCAAAAGCTGCATGACGAAGCCATGCCGTGGTTGATAAAAAATCGCCCACAATATTTGGATCTATTTTTTGGAGAAGGGGCCAGAAAAAAGATGGAAAATAAATTAAAAATCGCCGTCTATACGATAACAAAAAACGAAGAGCAATTTATTGAGCGTTGGGCGCAATCAGCCAAAGACGCAGACTTGCTCCTCATTGCCGATACTGGATCAACGGATGACACAGTCAAAATTGCAAAAGAAAATGGAGTAACCGTTCATGAGATCTGCGTTACGCCTTGGCGCTTCGATCATGCGCGTAATGCCTCTCTTGCTCTTATTCCTCGCGATATGGACGTCTGCATTTGTCTTGACGCGGATGAGGTTATGGAACCCGGCTGGCGGGAGGAAATAGAGCGCGTTTGGACGCCTGAGACGACGCACTTACGCTACAAGTTTGATTGGAGCTTGGGGATCATTTTCTACTCAGAAAAGATCCACGCGCGGCATGGTTATTACTGGCATCATCCCTGCCACGAACACATCCGCGCAGACCTGCGAATCACTGAAGTGTGGGCGCACACTGACTTTTTGCTCATAACGCATCATCCTGACCCTACAAAAAGCAGGGGTCATTATATGGAAACGCTGGAGCTATCGGTCAAAGAAGACCCACACTGCCCACGAAACGCCTTCTATTATGCGCGTGAGCTCTATTTCTATAACCGCTATGAAGAGGCGATTGAGGCGCTTAACCGTTATCTGAAAATGCCAGAAGCGACTTGGGTCAACGATCGATGCTACGCCATGCGCGTTATGGGTCAATGCTATGCGGCGCTTGGAGATCAAGCCGCAGCTGAAGGCTGGTATCACAAGGCGGCGGCTGAAGCGCCACACACGCGCGAACCTTGGGTGGCGTTGACTAAATTATATTATGAACAGAACAAATGGGCTGAAAGTTATGGGGCCGCGATGCGCGCCCTATCTATCAAAAATAAAGAATTAGTTTATACTACCGACCCATCTTCTTGGGGGGCGCTCCCGCACGATCACGCCGCAATTGCCGCGTATCGTCTTGGGCTGAAGGAAGCGGCGATAGAACAGGGCAGGCTCGCCTGTGAGCTTGATCCAGACGACAAGCGACTACAGGAAAACCTCCTGTGGTATACGGGCGAGAAAGAATAATGGATTTCCAAACTCTCTTGAACTTTGGCGTTGGTGCGGCGGTAGCCGTTTTTGGTTGGTTTGCGAGGGAGCTTTGGGTCGCTGTCAAAGAGCTTAAAGAAGACATCCATAAAATAGAAGTTGAACTCCCAAGCCATTATTTAAGAAAAGACGAATTTGCCGAAGCCATGAAAGAAGTGAAAGACATGCTTGGCAAGATATTTGATAAGTTAGACGATAAGGCCGACAAATGAAGGAAAATTATCCGCAAGCTCTTAAACAAGTATTGAAATACGAAGGCGGCTACGTTGATCACCCCAAAGATCCGGGCGGCCCGACGAATAAGGGCATTACGCAAGCGGTCTATGATGCTTGGCAAAAGAAAAACGGTCTCCCAACCCAAAGCGTTCGCAACATCAGCGACGCAGCTGTGGCAGCAATTTATAAACAGCAATACTGGGATGCTATTTCTGGAGATGATTTGCCCTCTGGCGTTGATTTTGCTGTGTTCGATTTTGCAGTAAACAGCGGCGTATCAAGAGCGGCTAAATATCTGCAAGCAGTTGTTGGCGTCACGCAAGACGGCCAGATAGGGCCTCAGACGATACAGGCCACCAAGACCTACGTCGCAATGGCTGTGACCAATAAGCGACTGGCGTTTATGCAATCGTTATCTATTTGGTCTACGTTTGGCAAAGGCTGGTCCGCAAGAATAGCTGATGTAAAGAATCAAATTTTGGCTTTGACTAAGTAGGAGAGACTAATGAGCGGTATTTTTAGAAATCTTCTTACGACTATCCCTGGCATTTTTGCACTGATCACGGTCGGCATTCAAGCCTGGCAAACTAAAACGATTGATTGGCCAACTCTTCAGAATGCGCTGATCGGCGTTGGTCTTGTTTTCGCCAAAGACTTTAACGTAGTCGGTAAATGATCTACGCCATCCTGACAATTATTGGCAGCCTATTTGCGGCTGCCGGTAAGATGTTTGATTGGCTTTATGCCAAGAACCTTGTTGATGCGGGTAAAACGCAGCAACAGGTGGCAGACCTAAAGGCACAGATAGATGCGGCACATAAAGCCCTTGAAGCCCGTCTGGCTGTTGAGCGCGAGCGCCAGCTTAATCCTGGCGGGGTGCATGACGACGATGGATTCAAACGCCCCGATTAATCAGCAAGCTACCTTTTGTGCGACAGCTAAACCCATTTACTGGAGCGATAAGGACAGCGACGGGACGATCTGGGAAGCCAAAGAGCATAACCGGGTCGGAAAAGAGCTTTGCGGCTGGGGCAAGAAGTAGCCATTAGGGCGCTTATTATGGTAAACTCGCCCTAACTAGCGGGGTTTTAGATGACTACGGGTCTGAGTTACGCCGGGACAGTTGCTGGCACAACAAGCTATATAACTCAAATTGCGACTATGGCCGTTGTTGAGGAGTCGGATACTGCCTTTTTGGCGATTCTCCCTCAAATGATTACCTACGCTGAAAACCGCATTTATCGTGACGTTGATTTCCTTTTTACCTCAATATCCAACTCAAACTATACTGTCCCGGTTAATACGCGAACAATAACAGTCCCCAGCGGGACTTTTGTCGTTCCAGAGCAAATTAACCTTCTAACGCCAGCTGGCTCGACAGACCCAGAAACGAGCACCAGAGTCCCGCTTTTACCGACAACAAAAGAGTTTCTAGACGCCGTTTATGGCGCCTCGCAGTTGATTGGGCAGCCTAAATATTTCTGCCCTTTTGATGATTATACTTTCCTTGTTGGCCCTTACGCCAACGCGACATACACAGTAGAGATTGTTGGCACTTATCGGCCGCCAAGCTTATCTTCTACTAATACAACTACGTTTATCAGCCTTTACTTGCCTGATCTCTTTATCATGGCAAGCATGATCTATATTGCAGCTTATCAGCGTAATTTCTCCAGCGCGCTTGGCAATGATCCTCAAATGCCGATTACTTATGAGACACAATATCAGGCTCTCTTGAAGAGCGCGATGTCCGAAGAAAATCGCAAGAAGTTCGAGGGCGCCGCGTGGAGTTCACAGTCTATCTCCACCACTGCAACGCCTACGAGAGGCTAATAAATGCCTCACGCTACACTCAAATTACAGCCTGGCGTCGATCAAAACAGGACGCTTACTCTTAACGAGGCGGCAATATCAGAGACGCAGCTTGTTAGGTTTGTTCCTGACAGACAGGGCCTTGGCCTCGTTCAGAAGCTTGGCGGCTGGACAAGATATTTCCCGTCAAATGTTGGCTCACGCGTTCGCTGCTTATGGGCGTGGCAAGATACAAACGCCAATCAATATCTTGGTCTTGGAAGCGAAAATAGAGTTGTTGCGACAACTGGAGCCACTGGCGACGGAACAACTGCAACGCTGACATTTGATGGAACCGCCGCTTTCTCCGCTGGCGAAACGATTTATGTTTCTGGCGTTACGCCAACTGTTTATAACGGCACTTTTACAGTTACATCCGCAACCGCAACGACAGTTAGCTATGCCAGCACTGCAACCGGCGCGCAGGAAATTGCTGGAACGATTGCTGCCGGCGATGCTCTTTCTGTCATTTCTGATGGCGCTCGTGAAATCATTACGCCAAGAACGACTGAGTTTAATACAACGCCTATCTTTGATACAACCCTTGGAAGCAATCAGGTAAGAGTTACGATAAGCAATTCTTATGTAGATAGCTATGATAGCGCGTATATTAAAACGCAAGTTTCTGTTGGCGGGTTAGTTTTCTTTGGACTTTATCCAACAACATATATTGATGGATTAGATTATTTTTATATTTATGCCGTTGATTCTTTGGGACAGCCTGTTCTTGCAACATCTACTGTTACTAGCGGCGGCTCTGTTCCTTCTTTTGAATTTTTTGATACTCAGGCTTATTCCGATGTCACTTTGGCAAATCACGGATATGCTGTTGGAGATACATTCCCAGTTTTAGTTCCGTTACGCGCCGGTTCTATCACCATATACGGCAACTATATTGTATCTGAAGTAGAGTCATCTAGCGTCTTCAGAATCCCTCTTGGCACATCTGCGACAACAGCTAATGTCTCTAGCGCATCTTGGAGCGGTGGAACGGCAAGTGTTATTTATGAGGGAAATTATAATTTCAATGTAGGCGATTACGTCGTTGTCGATGCTATAAATCCAGTTGGCTACAATACGGTATCAACAGGCGTTGCCGTAACATCTGCCGGTAATCCAGTTAATATTACTGCCGCGTCATGGGCGGCTGGCACGGCGACTTTAACATATACTGGCGATCGCGCCTTCACAGTTGGCGAAACGATAATAGTAGTCGGCATAAATCCTGTTGCTTATGACGGGACATATACTGTAACGGCTGAAACGGCATCAACTGTATCATTTGCGATTGCGTCAAATCCTGGGGCATATGTTGAAGGCGGTCAGATTAGGGGCCGTGTTTCTTATGCAGTTGCATCTAATCCAGGCGCATATGTTTCTGGCGGAACGGTCTTTAACTATATTGCGCAGCTGAATGGCGGATTAGCTCAAATCGTCATTTACAATACGCCGGGGCCGTTGCCAGAAGGCACAGGATACGGCGTTGGCGGTTATGGCGAAGGCGGGTATGGTTCTGGCGTTGAGCCGCCATTTGGCTTTCAAGGCAACCCTATAACAACCACAGATTGGTCGCTTGATAACTGGGGCGAGATATTTGTTTCTTGCCCAGTAAATGATGGAATTTATACATGGCAGCCTGTAACGGGCGCAACGCGCGCATCTATTATTCCAGAGGCGCCGCCAGTAAATGACGGCATGTTCGTCGCCATGCCTCAGAGGCAAATCATTGCATGGGGCTCAACATTTACCGGCATTCAAGATCAACTACTGATCCGCTGGTGCGATGTTAATGATTATAATTCTTGGACAGCGCAAATAACGAATCAAGCTGGCTCTTATCGTCTGCCAAAGGGGTCAAGAATTGTCGGATGCATACAAGGCCCGCAACAAGGTCTTGTATGGACTGATCTTGGCGTATGGGCGATGCAATATGTTGGCCCTCCTTATGTTTATCAGTTCAACGAGATTGGTAATGGTTGCGGCATGATTGCCAGAAAAGCTGCCGCATCAATGAACGGTATTGTTTATTGGATGGGGCAGTCTCAATTCTTCCGTCTTGGCGGCTCCGGCGTTGAGACAATACGATGCCCAATATGGGACGTTATTTTCCAAGATTTGGACACTGATAACTTAGATCGAATTCGCGTTGCGCCAAATTCTCGCTTTAATGAGATCTCTTGGTATTACCCAACCCAGAGCAATGGCGGCGAGGTCAATGCTTACGTTAAATATAATATTGGCCTTGATCAGTGGGATTTTGGAACGCTATCAAGAACAGCGTGGATTAATCAGTCTGTTCTTGGGCCGCCTATTGGAGCAGGAACAACTGTTCCTGCCGACGAAGAGAATTTAATCTTTCAGCATGAGACATCAACAAATGCTGATGGAGAGCCGATGATCTCCAGTTTCCAAACTGGCTACTTCGCCATGACAGATGGCGAATATAAAGTTTTTGTTGACCAAGTCTGGCCAGACATGAAATGGGGATATTACGGCGGATTACAGGACGCCGATCTCAATCTGACATTTTATGTTGCAGATTATCCTGGGGAAACAGCGACAGTCTTTGGCCCATATGCTCTAAACAGCACTACAAAATTCGTAACGCCGAGATTTCGTGGTCGCTTAATGTCGATCAAGATGGAAAGCTCAGACGCTGGATCTTTCTGGCGTATTGGCGGCACAAGATATCGCATTCAACAGGATGGTAAATTCTAATGGCTACCTTAGACGATATCCTGACAACGCAGAAAAATGGCGTTGTTGCGCTCAATAATATATCGCAAGAGTTAAAGCTAATTGAAAATAGATACATCCTCGTAACTGGCGAATTAAGATCAACAACTGTTACGTCAAGAACAGAAATTGCCGTTGGTTCTGGTCGCCTTGTATCTGTGAATATTATTGTCGCTGGCTCTGCTGCTGGATTTATTTATGATTCTAGAATACCTATCATTACAACGGCGACAAATGATGGAACAACATCCACAGTTACATATGTTGGCGCATATGACGTTTCAGTTGGCGATACTGTAATTATTACTGGCAATAGCGTAAGCGCATATAATTCAACATTTACTGTTTCCGCAATTGGCACAGGCGCTATACCAAATTCTTATACGATTCAATTTGCTTTGACCCCTGATCCAGGCGACGGCGTTGGAGGCTTATTATTTGATCAAAAAGCCGCAAATAGAATTGTTTCTATTCCTACATCTATTTCAGTCGTTCAAGTTGGAGCTCCATTTACAACTGGATTGGTTGTAGAACCTGGAACAGGACAATCTCTTAATGTCGTTTACTCATTAGACTGAGGATAAGATGCCGCTCAAAGAAGGCAAAAGCCAAAAAACAATTTCTGCAAATATTGCAGAGATGATCCGCTCTGGCCATAAGCAGGATCAAGCTATTGCTGCGGCATTAAGCACTGCGCGCAAATCCCGTGCTGAAGGCGGGGAGATGCAATCAGACCTTCCAGACGCTCCAGACAAGGATAAGATCCATGTTGGTCCTATACATAGCACTGTCGCTGGCCGCACTGATCACTTGCCAATTAACGTTCCTTCGGGTGCTTACGTTATACCAGCCGATATCATATCAGGCATGGGCGAAGGAAACACGATGAATGGCTTTAAGAACGCCAACCGCATGTGGGGTGAGCAACGCCTTTATGGCGATGAGATACCAACCCCAATTGTTGCGGCTGGCGGCGAATATGTCATTGACCCGCATAGCGTAGAAGAAGTTGGCGGGGGAGACGTAGACGTAGGTCATGCTGAACTGGATAAGTTTGTAAAGCAGTTTCGGGCAGACTTGATCAAAACATTGAAAGAGTTGCCTGGACCAAAACGCGATTAAAGGGGTCGCTATGCCAAGAAAAGAGATTGAGGACGTAAAAGTCAGGGTTGGAACGCCAGAAGATATAGAAGGCGTTATGAATCTGGCGATGATGGTTTGCAGAGAAAACGGGGTGTTTGAGCCAAATGTCGATAAGATATTTGCCGATATCTGGCCTTCTCTGCATCAGGATTTTGGCCTCATTGGCGTTATTGGCGCCCCAGGTGAGCCATTAGAGGGTTTCGTTTTGCTCCGCGTGGGAACCATGTGGTATAGTGATGCTGGGATAATCGAAGAAAAAACAGTTTTTGTGCATCCAGATTTAAGAGGCGCAGCTGGCGGCAGAGCGCGTAAGCTCTGTGAGTTCAGCAAAAAGGTTTCTGATGAACTTAACTTGCCGCTTATTATTGGCGTTTTGTCTAATAATCGGACGCGAAGTAAAGTAAGAATGTATGAACGGGTATTTGGCGAGCCGGCTGGAGCCTTTTTCTTATATGGGGCAAAAACCGGAAACTGGGTGCAGCAAGCTGCCGAATAGTTTGGAGAATGTGAATGTGCGGTAAGGGCTCTTCTGGCGGCGGCGGGTTTGGTAGCCTAGCTCCAATTCAGCAATCAACTACCCAAGCCTCTCCGCAGGCTATTCAAGCCTACACCAAGGCTTTAGGTCTTGCTGATGTTGCCGCTGCGCAGCCCTTCCAGAAATATAGCACAGATCCAAATGCTTTCGTTGCGCCTCTGACAGGAACGCAGCAACAAGCTATTGGCGGTCTTTATGGCGCCCAAGGCGCTTATCAGCCTTATTATCAAGCCGCAGGCGCTTTGACGGGCGCAGCTGGGACGACATCAACGCCACAAGTTGTCGGCCAATATATGAACCCGTTCATGCAGCAAGTTGTGAATCCTGTTCAACAGGCGCTTCAACAGCAACAAGGCCAGCAACTTGCCCAGCAACAGGCTGAAGCTATCAAGGGCGGCGCCTTCGGCGGCGAGCGCGCTGGATTGCAGCGTCAAGTTCTACGCGGCCAACAGCAACTGGGCATGGGCCAAGCTCTTAGCCCTCTTTACCAGACAGGTTATGGACAGGCGCTGCAAGCGGCGCAGGGCGATCTTTCGCGTCAATTACAGGCTGGGCAGGCTCTTGGGGCGCTTGGCACAGGCGCTCAGACGGCGGCTCTTCAAGCTCCGCAGGCCCTTCTTGGCGCTGGGACATTAGAGCAGCAAACGCAGCAAGCCGGTTTGTCGGCGCTCTATAATCAGTTCCTGCAAGAGCGCGCTTATCCTTATCAGCAAGCTCAATTCTATTCCAATATCGCCGGCGGTCTTGGGCCGCTTCTTGGCCAGCAAACATTTCAATCACAAGCTCAAAATCCTTTTGGCATGTTCCTGTCAGAGCCGGGCGCCAAAATGGGCGTCGATGGCCGGCCAGAAGCGGCTATGGGAGGCGAGCAAGATCGATCGCAGCCTGACGTTGTCGGCAAGACTTTTGATGATCAAAATATCTATGCCTATCGCTATAAGGATGGCAGCCCAGCGCAGCTTGGCCTTATGGCTGATGAGGTGCAGAGAGCGCATCCAGAAGCTGTTGGCTATGCGCCTACAGGCGATCGCATGGTTGACTATGCGGCTGCCACTGATGCGGCTGCGCGTATGGGCGGCGCTGTAAAAGATACAGGCGACTATGCCCGTGGCGGTTACGCCATCGGCGGCCATCTTTCTTATATTGATCCATCAGACCCTTCAGCTGCCGATCGTCGCCGCATGGAGGCGCTTATCGCCAGCCATAAGGGCGGCTTATCTGGCGCAGCTTCTGAATATGGCCCAAGCGGTCAATCCTATGTGACCCAGAAGACATATGTCCCAGAGGGCAAGGTTCGCGCTGGGCAGCAATTAGAGCATGCTAGATTTTCTGCGCCTCAACAGCAAGGCGGCCTTGGCAGCGCATTGGCTACTGGCGAAAAGTTGGGCAGCCTTCTGAGCAAGGGCTATGAAGCTTATAATAAATATAAATCATCTGGCTCGACTGACGGCGAACATGCAAGAGCCGCTGGCGGTATTGTCCCTACTTCTTACATACCAGAAGAAATTACTGGTGAGGTTAGAGCATCTCAACCGCTTAGACCGGCAGAATTTGCCGAAAGGGGGCAGGATAAAGAAGGCGGCCTTAGTAAATTAATGGGCGTTGGTGAGAAGGCGCTTGATATTGGTATTAAATATGGCCCTCTTTTAGCCAAGGGCGCCACGATGCTTGCGTCTATGTCTGAGCCGCGCATGAAAACAGGCGTCCGTTCTAGCTATGCTGAAGGCGGCGAATCAAACTTTATCGATAATTTGATCAATGCGCTTTCCGGCCACGGCTATATAACTGGAGAGACTTGGGAACGCCCAGAGCGCCCACAGCGCGAAGTCGCCACAAGAGAGCCTATGGAGCTTCATCCTGCCGCTCGATCAAAAGGCGTTGTTCCAAGTATCAGCCCAGAGCAATATCGTTATGAAAGGCGCATGGCTGAACGCAACATGGCTCCAAGACTGACTGAGGAGCAATATCAGCAAGAGTTGGAAATGGGGCGCAACAATATGCGCATTGAAAGGCCAATGATTGCTGGCGCAACTGGTATCGTGCCGTCAAATAGATTTACGCCAGATCTAGATCGTGAATTGGCTATGGGCCGCCATAATATGCAGTATCCAACGCTCTCTGAAGAGCTTGCGATGGGTCGCCGCAATCTTGAATATCCGACGCTTGCTGAAGAGTTTGAAATGGGGCGCCGCAATTTAGCGCCTTCGCTTACTGAAGAAGAAGCCGATAGAGAACTTGCGATGGGCCGTCAGAACATGATGTCTCATGGCGGTCGAACGGGATATGCGACGGTAGGCGGCGTAAGGCCATCAAATGAAGATGATATCTTTGAAAAAGGAATCATTGGAGCCGAATCGCGCGGCCGTCAGTTTGACAGAGAAGGGCGCCCATTAACGTCTTCAGCTGGCGCTATTGGTATTGCGCAAGTTATGCCCGGCACGGCGCCAGAAGCTGCAAAGCTTGCTGGCTTAGAATATGATCCTGTCCGTTACCGCACTGACCCAGAATATAACAAAGCTTTAGGCAAAGCTTATTTCAATAAGCAGCTAGAGACTTTTGGATCAGAAGATAAAGCGGCGGCCGCATATAACGCCGGCCCTGGCGCATTGCAGAAAGCTCTTGCTCGCGCAGAGCGCGAAGGCGGCGATTATCTATCTTATCTCCCTGCGGAAACGCGCGCATATGTGCCAAAGGTTATGGGACTTGCTGGCGCGCGTGGTGAAGGCGAAGGCGTTTCAAGGATTACGCCAGAATCAGTGGCTCGCGCTAAATCTGGATTAAGTCTAGACCGTATGGCTGGCAACTTTACGCCAGAGCAACGCCGCATGATGGCGCTTGACGAATCTTCTCGTAAAGAAGGTATTGGGGCGGCAAAAGAAGGCGATTTAGGCGATTATCTTACAAGCGAAGAGTTCTTGATTCCTGCGCTTACAGGTCTTGGCACAGCTGCAACAACGATGCTTGGAGCGCCTACCACTAGCGTAGGGTCTGCTATTGGCATGGGTCTTGGCGCAGGAACTGTTGCTGGCGCACAGCAAGTATTGGCTACTAAAGCCAAGCAGGCTGAGATTGAGAAAGCCAAGCAAGAAGCTGGTAAAATAGGTCAGGAAGCCAAAAAGATTGGCGGGATTGATACTGAAAGAGTTCAAGCTGAAATTGATCAAATTCGCGCTGGACTTTATCAGACTGTCGTTGTTCCTGGCGAAGGCGTTCTTCTCTTCGATAAGAACAATCCTTATGCCGGTTATACAAAAATTATGGAAGCTGATGGAACGCCTGTCCCAGGCAAAGAGCATCTTGCAGAAGCTGCTAAACAATCTGGCGCTCCAACAACTTCTCCTACATCGGCTCCTTTACAATCTTGGGAAACGCCAACAGTTACAAATATACCCGCTAATTATAGGCCAGCGGGACAGGCTCCATTAGCACTTGATCCTGTTGCCGCTGAAGAGGCAAAAACACGAGGATATCAAGAAGCTGAAAAAGCGAGAGCTCTTGGATCAGACGCGTCACGCCAAATGATGCGTATTACAGAGATGGAAGAGGCTGTTAAAAATCTAGAATCTCCAAAGGGCGGCTGGCTTACAAAGCAAGGGCCGTGGGCTGAAAGCAGATTAAATATAGCTAAAAATATTAACTTTTTAACCTCTGCTATAACGGGTAAAGAGGCGCTTCCAGCTGACGAAATAGCGTCAATGGAGGTTCTTAACAAAGATGCATTTAGACTTGGCTCTTCTGCAATTTCAGCTTTGTCAGGGCATCCTGCTGCATCAATAGTGCAGCAATCCGTTGTGGCGACTCCAAGCCTAGCAAATACAAGAATGGGCTATCAAAGGCTTCTTTCGGGTCTGAAAATGGCCGCTCAATATGAAAGAGATCGCGGCGCGTTTTTTAGTAATTACTACAATAAATTCCATAATACGCAGCAAGCCCAAGAACTATTTGATGAGTTAAACCCTCCTCAAAAATACGCTCAAAAGGCAATTGCTGCTGTAGTTCTTCCGGCGCATCTTGAAGCGTTAAAGAAATACGGGCCAAATATAAAAGACAAAATTGATGCGATTTATGGGGCTGGCACAACTAAAGTTTTGATGGGGCAATAAATGGCAGACAAATATGAAATGCCCCCAGAAGGCTTCACACTTGATCCGATAGGACAAGAGCCTGCTCCTGCGCCTACGCAGGAGACATCAAAATATGCCGCGCCTCCTGCTAATTTCCAATTGGCCCCTATGCCAGGAGAAGCCGTTAAAAAGCCAATACCTCCTGTCCCGCAAGGCGTTTTAAGCGCAACGCAAGTTGCGCAATCTGCTTATGAGCACTTGATCCCTAGCGCGATAAAAACAGGCAAAGAGCTTGCTTATCCTTTTATGCATCCACAAGAGACGCTTGAAGGCGTAAAGACATTAGCATCTGGATTGGCTTCTAAAGCCGGCATACGGGACGATGTAGAATCTGAAAAAGCACTATCTGCAATAGGCGATTATTACAAACAGAGATATGGCGGCATTGAAGAAGCCAAGCGCGCGTTCGCTGAAGACCCAGTTGGCGTTGCTTCTGATGTAGCAACAATATTTACAGGCGGCGGCGGCGCCATGAAGGGCCTTGCAAAAGGCGCTGAATTGGCCGGCATGGCTAGAACCGCGACGGGTCTTGGCAAAGCTGGCGAAATTATTGGTGAAACAGGAAGATTAGTAGACCCTGTAACAGCTTCTACTAAGCTTGGAGCAATGGCGGCAGAGCCAATAACAAAAGGCGTAACGCCAGCAATACTATCTTTCAAAAGCGGTAAAACGATCAAATCTTTGCAAGACGCAGAAGAAGCTGGCGTCACATCAAATCCAGAATTTTGGCGCCATTTTTCTGGAGAGGCAAACCCGCAAGAAGTTATTGATGCAGTAAAAGACTCTATCAATAAGATAAAAGATGAGCGTAGCCAGCAATATTTTAATTCAAGCCAAGGTTGGAAATCAAGCCAAGCTCAGTTGGACATGATGCCAACTGTTAATTCTTATATGAAGGAATTAACGGCATATTCTCCCAGCGGCAAAACGCCAATTTATATGCAGGCTCCAATGAAAGATATTGGAGAGACGCTTCGGCATTGGGGCGGCTCTAACAAAACAATGTCTGATTTTGATTTCTTAAAAAGAGATCTTGATAAATTATACAATTCTCCAAATTTTAGAGGCAACCCAGAAGCCCAAGCTGTTCTTACAAAGGTTAGGAATCAGGCTTGGCAAACCATTGTTGATCATGATCCAAAATATGCTGAGATCATGAAAAATTATGAAAATGCCACTAAAGAGCTTGGAGAAATAACAAGCGAAGTTGGGACAAATAAAGCAGCTGCAACAACAAGATTGAAGAAGCTTATAAAAGCAAATGATAAAAAAACAATTGATAGATTGATTCAAGAAAACCCAAATCTTCCCTATATGATTGCTGGCCAAGAACTAAATCCTCTTGTCCCAGAAGGTTTAAGAGGGGCTCTTTTATCTAGCTTGGCCTATTCTATTCCTGCTATGGCTTTCCACCCTGGCGCTTTTGTTGGCGTTGCTGGCGCAAGTCCTAAAATCGCAGGCGGTCTGCAATACGGCCTTGGCGCTGCTAGAACTCTTCCAATGCAGGCTGAAAAGATGGCGATACCCCAAGCGACACGCCGCGCAGCTATGGCTGCTGAACAGCCATTTATGGAAGAAGAACAGCCTGTCGCTCGCGCCACAGGCGGCCGCGTCATGACCGCCGATCGCATGATGTCTATGGCGAAACGTGCTAAAAAAGAAATTGAAAGCCAAACAAAGGCGCTGCTTGAAGAGCCGGATGAGCATATTGTCAAGGCGCTTAAAGTAGCCAACGAACATATTTAAGGATGCGTCATGACGACTAAAACAAATCTATCACAGCCGGCATATAACGCGCCTAACTGGAATACGCCGCTCAATTCCAATTTTGGAAATATTGATGACGCATTGGGCAACTCTACATCAATTTCGGTTACATCTGTCGATGTTACACTTTCAGTTGAACAAGCAAGAAATATGCGAATTGTTCTTTCTGGAACGCTAACAGGCAACAGAGTTGTAAATCTGCCAAGCAGCACAACTGGCATGTGGATCGTTACTAACGGAACAAGCGGTTCTTATACAGTAACGATAAAAAGCGACGGCGGCGGCGCTACAGGAACAGTTGTTACGCAGGGCTATTCCACGATCATATTTGCCGCAGTATCTGGCGTTGCCGTTGAAGTCTTTGCAGCCGATAGCGATCGCGTAAAGACATCTGGCGATACGATGGTCGGCTCTCTTAACTTGCCCTCCAATGGCCTTAACGTGGGATCTGGGCAGCTTCAAGTAACTGGCGGCAATGTCACTACCAGTGGCCAGTTCACTGCTACCAGCAACGTCACAGCTTATTCTGATGAGCGCCTAAAAGAAAATATCAAGCCAATTCTAAATGCATTGGCCAAGGTAAATTCAATGCGCGGCGTTACTTTTAATACGCGCAAGGATGGCGCTCCAGGCGTTGGATTTATTGCACAAGAGATTCAACCGTATATTCCAGAAGCGGTTTACGAAGACTATGCTGGTTATCTGCATGTTGCGTATGGCAATATCACAGGTCTTCTTGTTAACGCCATTAACGAATTAACAGAGCGTGTAGAGGCTTTGGAGAATAAATAATGACGCTTCCAAGCAGCGGCACAATCACCCTTCTGCAAGTTTATACTGAAGCGCAATTACAGCCGACAAGCGCATGGTATGACAAAGGACCTAACATAGGCGGTTATCGCGGCTTGCAATGGTGGCAAGATAATACTGTTACTGGGTTCTTTTCTTCCGGCGCATTATCAATGTCGGATTTTTATAGCAAAAGAAGCTTTAGCCCTGTAACGCCAGGCGCGTATAGATTTTATATTTCTGGATATGATCCAACCCCAGGAGCTCCTGCTGGCGCAACGCTTGTTGCTACTTCTCAAAGCAGTTCCTTTGTTGTCCCAGTTTATAATATTTTGACTATTAGTGTTTATGGCGGCGCAGGAGGTGGCGCAGGCGGCCAAGGAGGTGGCGGTGGTGAACAGCCAGGAGGAAACGGCGTAGCTTCAACTTTTGGCTCTAGCACTTGGTATGCTTATGGCGATTATGGTCGCAGAGGGACAATTGGCGGATCTGGGAATAGAGGCGCTGATGGAACTCCGTTGAGTTCATATCCGGCAGGCGGAAGTGGCGGCTCTGGAGGCGGCGGAAACTTTGCTGCTGGCGGCCCAGGGGGCAATGGCGGCAAAACATCTTTAATAGTAGCTAATCCTATTTCTGGTGGAGGGTCTGGATATCCATCAGGACCTCCAGTTGGTTCTACAGTTTCTTTTTTTATAGGAAATGGTGGAGGCGGAGGATCGGGGGCAAGTTCAAACTTTTTCTTCCCAGGCGGCTATAATGGCTCTCCTGGTCAGTGGGGATGGATAGATGTTGTCTGGTCATGATGCATCCAGATCATTTCGCGCTCATCATAAAAATTATGAGAGTTGCGCTGATGATCTTTATTGCAATATATGCATTTAAACTTGGCCGCACTGTTTATTGGATGATCAGTCAACCGACTTAATTGATTGTTGTCTTGCCGGATAATAGCAAATGGCGCCATGCTCTTTGCAATAAGAGCCGTGCTCCTGCGGCTTGCCGCAAAAGATCATCTCCGGCGCTTCATCTGGCGATATTGGATAGCGGCATGAAAGGCGAGTTAAACCCATAAGATTGACGCTATGATCCTTTGTGTCTATCACTTCTGCCTTAAAAACATTTTTCTTTGGCTTTTTAGGTTTAATTACTTTTGCTTTCTTTTCTTTTTTCTCTTTTGCTATTTTTGCTTTAACTACTTTCTGCACAAAAACATTATTTCTTAATGCGCGGAATTTCTCAAACGGGCGCTTAAATTCATAACCATTTCTCCTCTGACGATTTATAAAACCTAAAATTGAGCATCTGGAAACGCCTAGCATCTCGCCTATAGCTTGGCCCGTCATGCCTTGTTCCCAGAGGTCAATAACTTTTTGCTTTTCGTCCTCAGTCATATCAATATCTCCATATCAACTAAATTCATTCTCTAGCGAATAAATTAAGGAGCGCCATTTAGTGATCATTACGCCATGAACAGTCAAGGTCTTTGCTCTTGCTACACCAGCATGCTCAACAATTTCATTCTTGGCGGCTTTCCTAGCAATGCTGCCCCAAGCCCTATTATCGCCGTTCATAATGATGTCTGTTCTAAATTTGCGAACATCTTCTGTCGTAAAGAACGGATGATATCTGGCATATTCTACAAAAGCATCATATGCCGAATCTTTCCAATCATCACCGCAATTATCTGCGGCAATCTCAGCCATCTCGTGGCCGATCTTTAAGCCCTCATTCATCTCAAACCTCTATCTCGATTTACACTTTGTCAAAGAGTTACTTACTCTAACGCATTCTACTTTTGATTGAATGCCATCGCTTTTATAATAATATCCATTTGTATCAATGTTCCTTAAAGGGACGGAACAGGACATTAAACCTAAAGCTAGAATGCCGATTAATAGCCCATAGAAGAGCACTTTCTCTATGAATATAATCATGCGGCCTCCTTTGGTTACGCATTCACCCTTGTGACTCGCGCATTCCAGCGCGGTGTTTCTACGATAAGAGTTGGGTCTTTCGCGTCTTGGGTGAGGAAGGTTGTTGCGATCGGCCCTATGCCAAGGGCCATCCAATAACGGGCGCCAGTAGATGGCTTATCGCCCCATGATTGAAGGTATGAGAACTTCAATACATCTTGGTAATATACACCAAGAACATTCATTTGTGAAATCTCTTCTTCAAAAGCGACAATCTGAGCGCCATGCCCTGTCGCTGGCGGCCAGCATTTGAAAAAATCAAATTGCGGGTAATTGATATAATTACCGCCAATGCGCACCATCTCGCCCCAGCCGATCGGCGGGTTCAAGACCACTTTCTTTCCGCCGGGATAATCATCGCGCCATTCGGCAATGCCAAATCCAGTTCTATATTGATAGAACCATTTATTCAGCCATGTTCCTGCCGAATCGTAATTATTGTAAAGCATGCTGTCGCTGCCGACGTCATAGCTAAACACAGACGTAAATGGCGGCACGGTAGAATCTTCGCTGACATAATCAAAACGGCGAAGCTCGTGCGTTTTAAACAATGGCCAATATGCAGGAACAAAAATATTATTGCTCATTTTCAGCCTCGATAAGTTCGACTTTTTCTCTAATGATTTTAAACCGCGCGCCAATTGTTCTAGCATTTGACTTTCCATCCAAAGCTTCTGCCATCTGGCTATATGTCAAGCCCTGCTTACGCAGATCCAACAGCGTCTCTTCATAAGGCGTCAGTCTTGCAGGATCTTTTAAATGATGCGTTACATCAACAGTCATAGTCGCCCTCTCTCTCCAGTTGTTTGCGGCATGGCGGTATCCAGCGAAGAACAGTTGTCTTTTCTACGTCTGGCAAATGGTCAATATACCAAACGAGCCAGCAATAGCTGGTTGCCGTTGACGCTTTCTTGTCAATGCGCCCTTTGACCATTGGCACACGCTCAGAAAACTGCGCGACGATGTCTGGAGGGTTTTTGAGATACATCGTTTGATAGCGCATGCATCCTTCAAGAAAAGATGTGCGCACCAACATGGCGACTCCGTCTGTCGCTATTCTTTGCGATTTTTCAATAAATTGCTGCGCTTTATTAAACGGCGGATTGGTAATGATCCAATTAAACAAACCGCGAGTATCATCAGCGTTAAGAAAATCGCAAATAGCCTTTTGCCCATAGTCATAAATATCTGACTCCGCAACAGCTTTAAAATACTCTTGTAATGGCCGGGACATAAAGCCCCGATTAACTGCCGGCTCCCATACGTTACAATCAGCAACGCGATCTTTGCCAATAATATGCTCAATAAGAGCTCTTGTCGCCCAGGGAGGAGTTGGGAAATCGTCCAGGCTATTTTTATCTTCAATGCGTTGAGAGATAACGGCGTTAGATCTATTCCCTAGTGTGTTTGTCACTTTCATATACCTCAATATCAATAATATCATCGCGTTTCGGAGCGCGAACTACACCTATATCATTTTCTGGCATTACGGGCAATCCTTCGCCGCCCCAGCGGTAAAGCGAAGCATATGCCGCATGAGGATAGCCAAGATCTGCTTCATAAACCCAGCCCTTATCCTCAAAGACTTTCTGCCGATGATGCGGCACATAAGCATAAACTTTATCAGCCATCTTTGCGCTTTCCGCCGCCGTAGACCTTGTAGGACTTGTTATAGTAGTGTCCGTTATGTTGTTCAGCAACTCTATAAATGTGTAAGACAGTAGAATGATCGCGCCCAAAAAGACGGCCAATGCGAGCAAAGCTAAAATCTGTTTCTTTCTTGATTCGCCAAATAGCGCGGGTGCGCGCCTGTCGCAAATGAAGATGCGGGTTTTTTCCGATGATTTCATCTAATGAAACCTTATATTCCGCCGCCACTTCTTTTAATATTTTATGGGCGTAAACTTTAACGGGCTTTTCTTCCATATCAATTCTCAAAGGAAAAGGGCGCTTTTGGCGCCCTAGTATTATTCTGGGATATCAAGCTCTGCGCTGACGTTTGCCATCGCTTGCTTCAGCGCGTCTTCGCTTATTGCTTTTGTTTGCGCGCCTTTCTTTCCTGCAAAAGGGAGCGTGTTCTCCGGCAAATTAATACCGCGCAGCCCAAGATCAGATGGATTGGCCCTTGGCGTTTCTGTCGCAAAGTGGCCAGCAAACGCAACGTAGTTGATCTTATCCTGCCAGCTATCAATTTTGGTCTTGTCATGCATCAAGCGCGCAGTCTTAACAAAATCCATGACCATAGCAATTTCAAACGGCGTTACTTCACGCTCAAAGAACACAGAAGCTAAAGCAGCAGCGCGGCCAAAACATTTTTCTGGAGCGCCATAGTCGCTGCCGCGCTCAGTTAAGATGCCGGCTGACGACGTTAATATTGTATCATATCTCATATCAATTTCTCCTGACTATTGAATACTTTTACCTTGCCAACATATCGATGGTTAAGCGCAACATGACCACGGCTATAATATTCTGCATCTACTCTATCTTTGTAAAATTCCTCAACAATCACATAATCGTTATTGTTAAGCGCATTCACAAAGTCATCAAGGCTTGTTGACTCTTTATGCTCAACTTGCATTTGATGGACTAAATGGCCAGAATAGCTTGGCATATTCATCGTAACCAAAAAACGCATGTCCATTCCTTATGTGAGCGGGGTGTGACGCTGCTTTGCGGATAACATCACACCCCTTTATTAGGTAGCATTGGTTGGGCCGTGCTACCTAATTACTTAATCAACCAAAGTCGTCCATGCTTGGCGCAGATACGCGGGTTGATCCTGTTGATGGAGGCGTGGAGACCGACACCGTAACGGTATCTGAGGCACTCGAACTACGCGCCTGATAAACGAGATCGTCTGGACGCGAAACCCAGCCAGTAATCTCGAAAACAGGAACGTAGTTCGTGCTCCTCGTGGCCCCTTCTCCAGAGGTCTCTGCATAACTGTCGTTCATTGTTACGACAGGTAACTTTCCAGCGTTCTTCTTGACGCCTTCTAAATATTCTCCATACAGCTTCTTGGCTGCTTTAACGAATGCTTTCGCGTTCGATGCAAGTTCGCGAACGTCGCCTCCACAGTCCTTCGCAAGCTTGACGATAACACGCACACCCTTCTTGTATCCATCTCCTGGGTTTGCGACGGGATCTCCATCTGCGAGGCGCGCAACTCTGAAGTCGGGAGCCATGCCAGCGGCAAAGCGAATATAGCCGCCTTCAAGATTCTCAAAGTCAAAAACTGCTTTAAACGTGCGTGAAATATCATGGCTATGGTTCTCTCCGCCTTCACGATCAATACGCGCCATTCTACCAGAACGCGCATCATATTTAACGATAGGAAGAAAGTCTGCGCCACCGGCGCCATTGCCACCAACATCATCAAAAAAAGAAAAGCCACTCATGCTTTTGCTCCATTATGTAGTGATCTGGCCCACTACTCGCCTTCGCCCGATATGGGCAATTCCTATATTCCCCAAATCTCAAAAGCAGCTTGCGCTGTATCTGGATCGTTAAAGTAAAAGCTATCGCGCTCTGGCACCACAAATGATGCAAGCTCCGCTGGATCTTTCGATAAAGATAAAAACCGCTGTATCGTTAAGGCGATTCGTTCAACGGCTTTGACATGCTCTGCAATATTTTCAAGCCTATATGTTGCGCACTTTTTTGGCGTGACGTAGGTAAGGCGGCCATCAATATCCCCACCCGTCGCTGCACAGTAAAGGGCAACTTGACGCGCATGTTTGTTCGAGATTTTAGACGGTAATGCATGGGTTGTCTTCAGATCGACCAGAATTTTACTTTGTTCCCAAAATAAATCGTAATACCCAATGATCGGCACTGACAGCCAATCGACGCGATATTCGATCTTACCTTGGGTCGAGGATGGTGCCCCATACGGCGCAAGCTCTTGCAAGCCGATTTTAACCATCTCTCCAACAGCGGATTTTTCTTTTTCGGATCGTGGGTCACTAGATAATACGTTAAGGCGCCAAAATTCTTTTTCCGCGACATCGACGCATTCCTTCTCGCTTGCGCCAGTTGTTAACCCATGAACAATACCTGTCTCTACAGATGTGCCTCTGTGCGCAGCTGCTCCTACCTGTCCTTTTTTCTTGAACACATAGGACAATAGAAACGCGGCCGGAGAAGCCTCGTAAAGATTGCATGATGAAGATGATAGGTGTTCTATGCCGTGCGCGGCAAACGCGTCATTAACCACTTCTACCTCAATTTCGATTTGATGGCCTAACATAGCCACCCAGATTTTTTCAGTCAAGCGCCAAAAAAGTGTTTGACAAAAGATTTTTTCCATTTAACCCTATATACACTGTGACGTATCGATATTGAATTAGGTGCTCTATGCAAAACACAAGTTCATCATCGCATCTTGTCGAGCCTCGCGGCGTCACTGTGTCGCGTAACGCAAGGTTGCGTGGCGCGTCGTATCTCAATGCCTTACAACGCAACGTTTATCTAACGCAAACTAAATGGAGATTGAAATGAGAATGTGCCGTATTAAAATTAAATCCATCACGCCTTATTCAGCATCGCGTCCTGTCGATATTGAGAGAAATAAATCGGAAGGCCATGAGGAATTTGACAAGCGCATTTGGCGCGAGAAAGCGCACTTCACAAAAGATGAAGATGTTTTTATTCCCGGCGTTTCTTTCAAGCTGGCATTGGATGAAGTTGCATCTATGCTTAATGAAAAGATCAAAGGTAAAGGCAATCAGACTTACGGAAAGATTGTTTCCACAGCAACTGTAGCAATGAGTGATCTTTTTATTAGTGTTAAAAAATCAGATCTAAAATCTATCACGATCTTTGCTAACCTTGATGGCAAGCGCGGCGGAACTGTTCGCGGAAATAGAACTTTCCCTATTGTGCCATCATGGGAAGGATCTGTTGATTTCCAGATCTTTAATGATGAACTTCCTGCGGAAGTCTTTGAGCGTTATATGACGCAAGCCGGATTGCTTACAGGCGTAGGCCGTGGGCGTCCGGGCATGAAGGCCCCTGCGGGTAATGGTCGTTTCCAGCCAATATCTTTTGAGTGGTCGGAAATTTAATATTCGCACCATGACGTTTCGCCACGCGGCGCGACTCTTCTATCTGCAACGCAACGATAGACAGGAGTTAACATCAAAAATGCTAGAGATCTATTTAAAAAATAGAAAGGTTTAACATCGCCTCGAAACTAATTGCGACGAAGCTAACCGTGGCGACACGCTGCGCAATACAACGCAACGGTTCATTAGACAATTTATTGTCGCTCTGTGCCGACCCGCGTCGTTACGCATCTTGACGAGTCGCGTAGCAACTCAACGCAACAAATCACCAAGGAGAGTAAAATGCCTAGAAGGCCAATGTTTAAGCAATCAGAAGAGACAATAAAAATTATTGCTCTCTTTAAGGAAATGCCGATTGGTAAGGAAATATCGTATCAAGACGCATCAGCAATCGTAGGGTTTAAGATAACGTCAACGCTTCCAGCATATCAGACAGCAAAGAAAGCTGCGGAGCGGGATCATAACGTCGTTGTAGAAAGCATCAGAAGCTTTGGCTTTGTGCGCATTGACGGCACTGGCATGGTCGATCGCGCAAGCCGATTCTTTAAGAAAGTTCGCAAGGGCTCGCGCCGGGAGGCCCATGTGCAGGAAATCGCCATAACCACAAATCTCACGCGCGGTCAAATGATAACCGCGACTGAGCAGCTATCGCGCTTACGAATATTAGAGACGACCGCATCAAGAGTTAAGTCTAGTAAAAACAAAGACGATGATGCGCTAAATAATTTTGTGTTTGACAATAGAGAAGCTTTGAAGGCTCTATTGACGAAATAATGCGGGACGCTGCTCGACGCTTTGCCGCGCGGCGCTTCTTGGCGACTTGTCGCTAATCGTAACGCCCGATTCTGCAACTCAACGCAACGGTTCATTAGATGATTTACTACCGCAACGCTACACGCCTAGTCTTCCTGCAACGCTCTGCTCCGCATCTTAGCGCGCCTCAGTGTCACGCAACACAACGCAACGGTTTATTTGTCAATTTACCCTCGCGGCTCATCGCACTACCCCTCAACGCAACGCAGGGTGGCGCTCTGCAACTCAACGCAACGGTTCATTATGCAATTTATTCACGCCGCTAATCGCATTGTGCCTCAACGCACTGCGTCGTGTCGCCGTGCAACTCAACGCAACGGTTCATTATGAAATTTATCTCCGTCACGCTTGGCTCCTCGCCGTATTGCATCGTTTCTCAGCATGGCGCACAGTCACGCACAGCACGGCTCCTTGACGCTACGCCCAGCAACTCAACGCAACGGAATATTAAATGACTGAAGCATGCATCATGGGAATAGATCCCGGCGTCTCTGGCGCCGTGGCATTTTATTTTCCAGATTACCCTAATAGAATTTCGGTATATGATGCGCCATCGGTAGGGAAAGAAATTAATGCTCCAGCACTTGCGCAGCTTATTAAACAATATAGCCCAACAATTTGTTATATCGAATCAGTCAACGCAATGCCAAAGCAAGGCGTCACAAGCAGCTTCAACTTCGGACAAGCATATGGCTGCGTTCGAGGAGTGGTTGCAGCGTGTGGAGTTCCGACTGTTTTGGTAAGCCCACGAAAGTGGAAAAGCTTTTTTGCTTTGGATTCGGATAAAGAAAAATCCAGAAGACTAGCAATAATGAAATGGCCTGATGGCGGTCATTTTAACAGAAAGAAAGATGACGGCCGCGCGGAAGCGGCCTTGATTGCTTTATATGGGAGCAAACAGTTATGAGTGATTTTACTAATCTTTTAGAAAAATTGCGCAGCGAGCATAACGACCCTTGGCAAGTAAATCCTGCCGCAAAGATAGCGGCCGACGCTATTGAATGGCTGGTAAAAGAAATCAATAATTTACGCGAAATGAGCGTTGCAGAAGAAGTTTTAGCAAATCAAATTAGAAAAGAAATTAGAGAAGATGAGCGTGAGCGTTGCGCAAAAATTGCGGAGCAGTTTTTATCAAATAACGAGCCGGTGCGCTTGACCGCAAGCAGTATAGCTGCCGCTATTAGGGAGAGAAGTAATGGGACTATTTGACAGCCCTTGGCTTAGTAAAGAAGATCATGAGCGGCTTGTCCATCTCAATCTTATTGGCCAAGTCAATATGCTTAATCTGCATAACTACGAGCTACAGGCTAAATTGGAAATGGCGCGTGGTAGGATAGTAGAACTAGAACATCAACTGAAAGTTGAATGTGACACCTATCTCTGGAATCGCAAACTAATGTCGAGACGCATTGCGTCCTTACAGGGATGGATGAAGAAATTATTCAAATACGGCAGTTCGTCGGAAGCAATACGCAATCAAATGACAATGACGACAGAGATACCCGACACATTGATGCGGGAAGGTGAGGATATTTTAATTGAAATAACGCCAGCATTGGAGAACGGTAAAGAATAAAAAAGACGGCGTAGTTGGAGCTACGCCGTCGCCAGAAGTCTGGGAAGTCTCGATAAGTTTTTATAATGCATTCTGTTAAGGAATGCAACATTTCCCCGACTCTGGTGGACAGTAAAAAACGCCAGAGGATAATAAAATGATCGACTTCGATGATGAATATGCAAGCATTCGGCAATGGGCCAGAATGTATTTCGATCTTGGGCTGCAAGTTGTTCCTGCTTACAAGCCAGGAGAGCGCGATCAGTGGAAGCGCCCAGCGTTAAAGAACTGGACGCATCTGCAAAAGCTGAAAATGTCTGAGGAGGATTTCAATCAATGGTGGGGGGATCATGGCGAGTTCGTTAACAGACATAGCCTTGGCTTCATTAATGGTTATGTTTCTGGCGATGTCTTTACTATTGATATAGACAGCTACAAAGACACCAACGCGGCCCTATGGCTCGAAGAAGCGCAAAACCTATTCAACGAAGGTAAGCTATTTAATACGCCAACGCAGACAACTGGCGGCGGCGGCAAGCAGCTTCTATTCAGAGCGCCTCCAGGTTGGTCGCCGCCAACATCAGCAAACCCTGTTATGGGAATTGATATCAGAGGCGAAGGCGGCTTTGCGATGTTGCCGCCATCTAATCATACGTCAGGCAAGCAATACGCATGGGATGATGATTATGAGCCATGGACCACACCCATCATGGAGGCTCCAGAAGGTTTCTGCGCAGCCATTGATGAGCTCTTTGGGCGGTTTAACAATAACCTTGGCGCAACGTCTCTAACACAAAAGGCGCTTTCAACGATTAAGATGCCAACGCCGGCATATAAGGAGGATGCTTTTGGTGGCGTAATTGATGGCCGTGAAGATCTGATGTTTCGATGGGTGTTTAAAGCATTAGTTGTTTTACACATCGAAACAAATGGCGAAGCGCCAACGGTAGATCAGGAAAGAGAAAGCTTTGAGCGGCTTTGCAAGTATTGGATCGACAAGGTTGATTGCCAAGACCAGAACCCACCGCCGGGCTTAACAAAAGAACAGCTGCTAGACAGAGAAAACAGAGGGCCAAAATTACTCTGGAGCAAATGGCGCCATACAATGCAGAAGCATTGGGCGGGGCGCATTGCGGAGGCGGCAAGAAATCCTAGAGAGGGTTTTAAAAGCCAGAAGGTAAATAAGCCGGAGCTCTACGATAGTTTTGATGAGATTGATTCTGAGCCTTCCGATTCGGAAGATTTTGTAGCGCCAAAGAAGAAGCTCTTCATCTTTAAAGATATGGAAGACATTGAAAACTTCGTCCCGCCAAAAACGCTTGTCTCCTCAACCATCATCGAAAACAGCCTTGGCTTTTTCTTTGGAGCACCAGGTTCCGGCAAGACGTTCGTCTGCACATCCCTAGCTTTGTCGATCGCATATGGCGTTAAGAAGTGGTTTTGGAACACAATAATAGAGCGCCACGGTCCTGTGATTTACATCAGCACGGAAGGCACAAGCGATGTCAGGTTCCGCATAGAGGCGTGGAAGAAGCACCATAAATTAAAACGAAGAGCGCCTTTCTACCTCTTGGATGAAACGGTCAATTTCCTAGAGCGCGAAAGCGTCAACATGCTGATGGAATCAATAAAGAGCTTAATCCAGAACAAATTAGGCGGGGAAATGCCGGTGGCCATTTTTGTCGATACGGTTTCAAGGACGATCGCGGGAGCCGATGAGAATGGCCAAAAGGACATGACAAAATTTGTCGAGGTCTGCGACAAGATCCGGCGCGTCTTCAAAACCACGGTCATCGGCGTTCACCACACCGGGCGCCAAGGCGAGACCATGCGCGGCTCAACGGTGCTAGACGGCGCTGCTGATTTCCTCATGCTGGTGAGCAGGCAGGATGGCTCCGAAAACGGAATCATCAGAGCGGAGAAGATCAAAGCCTTCAGAGACAAATGGGAGAAGCCATTCGCCTTAAAGCATATGGATTTAGGAGACATATGGAGCGAGGGTTCTCTGGTGGCTACTGACGTAGGCCCAGAGCCAAACACGGCGCCAGGAGCCTTTGGGGGCCCGCAGGAGACAGGTTTCTACCAAGCCGGCCCGATCAGGCTAACGATCGAAGAGAGAGACAATATCATAGCCTCTATAAAAGAGGATTGGGATGCATATCGCCCTTGGTCTATGGCGAGGAACATGAAGCTAGATCCACGCCATGCCTACCGCAGGCTGCATGCCGTAACGAAGCGCAGACTGAGCGAATCAAATTCATACGGGGTGATTTCTGCGTTCATTGATTCGGGTTTTGTATCCGAAGGAATACGAGATTCAAAAACCAAATTGAAGGGATTGAAAATAATTTTTGACCCCAAAAAAGCTACGGAAGTAAGCCAAAATAATTACGGAGATGCGGAAGGAACTACCGTCTCTGAACCTAATGAAAACAACGACTAATATGCTTTACGGAAGCAATATTCTTCCGTAGTCAAAAAACAGCCTTTTACTTACGGAGTTTTATTATGCAATATCAACGCCTTACATACGGAAGTAGGATTACGGAAGTAAATACCCCCCTTTGGGGAATCCCCCCTGCTCGCGCATCGCGCCTGACGGCGCTCGCGCTGCGCTTGGCGCTTGACGCGAGGCGCGAAGTTGGTTTAGCCTTAACGGCGATTTGATATTGAGATTAATTATTGAGGTAGTGTGATGGCGCGAAAGCCCCAAAAGAAACTTCCTATGTCTGATCGTGGCGTTCCGGTATCAACGCGTCCGGCAATGCCTTGGGCGACAACTCCCGGAATGTATATCGCTGGCAAGGAGGCGTTAGACGCCGCCGACTTTCTTGGCGTGAAGATGGACAGGTATTGGGGCGTGGGCCGATTGCGCCTTCTGGTCGATAGCGCGTTGAGGGAGAAGTTCGATCGGCAACGGTATCTTCTGGCGCAGGCTCGATGGGAAGGAACGCTCGAAGACGTCAAGCGAGAGAGCCAGCGCATGGTAACGGCGTATAAGGCGCTCAACGCTTATGCGCAGGCGTTAGGAGACCCGCCCGTGGACGATAGCGTCTGGGAGGTGGGGATACCCACTGGCGTATTGGCTGGAACGGTGCTGGCCGTCATCAAGAATGATGAGGCAATGGCGAAGGTTGTTGCAGAGGGCCGTAACGTGATTGTGATGACGCTGGATGAGGTGGCGCGGTATATTGGGCAGGATCGCGATCTTCTGGAAATAAAGAAGACATTCCCCGGAGCGCAAATCAAAAGAGCCGAAATGCCAATAGACCCGCTTATGCCGTCTCTAACGCCAATGGATGAAGGCATGCCAGATGTGAAGGCGCCAATTGATGGCGTATTGGATTACGGCGATTTGAATGATGAAGTTCCGTTTTAGGAAAATAATATGATTCCAATTGCGCCAATTGTAATGTTTGTAACGCACATAAACGGCATGACGTTTGTGCCATTTTATGATCTTGATTCTTGTATAAAAGCGAGAGAAGATTTAAAAAAGATGGATAGATCCATCACAACTAAATGCGTTCCAACAAGCGTAGAAACGCGTAAGGAACTAGAAGAATTACAAAAGAAATGAGTCTTTTGTAATATTAGCGTTCAACTACTAGGAGCAGCCATCGGAAAGACAAAGATACATACACATATCGCGTGACAACATATGTGTTAAAAAGGGGAGGCAACTTACCTCCCCTAATTCATGCAAGGCGATTTTTATAGGTAATCGCGCATCTCTTTTCTTATTACTCTTTCAATCCACGGCAAATCTATTTTCCCTTTATCGTATGCTTGAAGAACCATTGATACTGCGCGTGGAATGCCATGAGCGCCATTGCGCCATGACGTTACTTGGCGAAACGAAACATCAGCAATCAACATAATATCGTTATTGCACATATTATGTTTGGTCATGATTGCTTTGAACTCATCTGCCGACATTGCGTAGTATCCTTTCACGAATAGCGGCAATGACGTCGCGCTCTGTCCAGTGTTCCGCAGGATAATTAATGCGACCAGTAAGAGCGCAGAAGTAAGTCCAGAGCTCTGGGTTAGCTGTGTGGCAAGGTTCCATTATTTATCCCCTCTTGTAACGATATAAACGATGATTAACGCATTGAAAGACGCAACAATAAACGCAACAAAAAAGATCGTGAGCGTTTGTAATGCGTCATCCATTAACATATTCCTCATAGTTTAGTTGATCGTTGGTGAGAACAATGTCTTGCTCAATTTCTGCAAGCGCATCTGTTACTGATACGAGATGATCGAATGAGTGCAGGATAATTTTATATCCTTGCTTCTCCGCCATGCCGCGAAAGATGCGCGCATCATCTGGCGTTGAAAAAGAGAATGTGCGCTCAGACACCATGTCAGTTGTGACAGGATAAGCGACGGTTACTTTGTGGAATATACGCATATCAATCTCCAAAGAAATACCAAACAAGGGTCATTGCGGAACCTACCCCCACCGTTGCTACGGTGAGGGAGGTTAAAATGAAGTAAAGCCAGAAGCGCATTATGCTACGGCTTTGAGGTTAGCCGTGACGCGAAGCGCCTTGGTCTCTTCGCCATAATTGAAGCAGCTTTCGACTTGCTCTGCGGTAGCGCCAAGCTCCAGAAGCAACTTGGTGACTGCGTCCTTGTTGAGGGTCTTGGCGCCCTTCTTAGTGTCAACGATAACGGAGCAAACGTCACCGTCGATTTGCTTGGCGCCAGTAGCAAGGATCTCCTTTTTGGCTGCCTCTACACGAGCCTTGATTTGCTTCTCTTGGTCTTTGAGAAGAGCGTAAGCGTCAGCGAGAGGAGCTAAGTTGGAAAGCGTCATTTTGTATCTCCATGTCTAAGTCAATTTCAATGATGATAGGTATACCGGAAGAAACTTCCGCTGTCAACTGCCTTCTGAAACTTTTTTTATTTTTTTATTCTTCTCCCCGTGGATACATTTCTTTGAGCTCAACAATGGCTTCTTCTTCTGTGCTTCCAAAACCACGATCCATGCGGCCGTCATCATCTGGTTCATCGTCGTCGTAATAGGCAACCCATTCGCGAGTGAAGTCCTCATAGTAAGTGTTAATTTTCATTTGTAATGCTCCGCCAGGTTTTATGGTTTAAGATGTCAGATATGGTTGAGCAGCCAACGCCATATTGCTGCGCCAACTCTCGATAGGTTACGGCGCCGGCGTCATACTGCCGGCGTATATCTTTAACGTCTTGCGCAGATAGCTTGCTGTGAGGATGTTTCTCGCCAGAAGCATAATTGCCAATAAACATCACTTGTAGGCCCTCGCATAGGCTAGATGGTGACGGGCGTCAGCTAGAAGCTTTTCAGCATGCTCTGCATTGCGTGTGATAAAAAGCTTGTAATCGCGAATCTTGCGAAGACCCATTTGCTTGTGAAATGATTCGGCGCATTTGCCGAAAGCTGCGCGGATCTGCCCTGGGTTCATGTCGTATACTGAAAGCATATCAATCTCCATAAGGTTAGGGATGTTAGGGGCCGAAGCCCCTTTGATCAGGCTGCCTTGCGGCTGCGGCGCTTTGGCGCAACATAGTTTGCGGCGCGCTCTTCATAGCAACGAACATGGCGCTCTAATTCTTCCACAGTGTTAAAGAAAGCGCAGAATGTCATGATGTCCTGATTGATGTTTGCTGGATGATTTTGAGCTTTGCCGAGTCTGGCCATCAATTCTGGGTTGCTTTTCCATACGCTCATTTTAGTTCTCCGTTTCAATCTCAATCTCAATGATGATATGTATATCGGAAGTTTCTTCCGATGTCAAGCGCCTTTAAAATATTTTTTAAAAATTTTTATAACGCCCGTTTATTAAACGCTGCACTCGAAAAACCTGAGATTTATTTTTATAAATATCTATTTGAGCATCTAATGCGGATAGCTCCCACGCTGCCGTTATCATAAGCCATTTGCCATCATGCAGAATCTGCAATCTAAATTCTGGGTATGCGCGCATATCAATCTCCATAAGGTTAAGCGAATGATTCAGCTAAAGCATTTGCGCGTGATAGAATGCGGGTCATTTCGTCGTTGACTGTGTGGTCGCAGATGACATCATGGCCATCGTTGCCGTAGACCAGATAAACCATGCCGATGCGCATATTTTTTGAGTCTTTAAAGGTTAAATACTCTTCGTCACACTGACGGATCTCTTTCATCATGCGCTTGAAATTGATAGCGCGATTGTCATCTGGCGCGGCGATACAGGTTATCTCTTCCCCGTTAGTGTGGCTAACCGTGTATCCAAGATCCAAAGCGTTTTGGATTATCGTAAAAACGATTTCATGCTCGATGAGGGCTATGTCCTGGCGGTTCATATCAATCTCCATAAGGTTAAAAACGAATCAGCCGATCATGTTGACGTCATGGACCGGGAAGCCATTGCGGCGAGCGGCTGCGGCAGCCTGAGTGCGATTACGCGCGAACACATAGATGCGGCCATCTCTGACGCGGCCATCGACGCTCTCAACGCTTGTGCCGATAGAATACTCGTGGCCCTTGCCAGCTTTGATCTCTACGGTGTGGCCCGCCAAGAAGTCAGCGGTTAGTGGTTTTACAAGTTCCCAAGCCATTTTGTTTCTCCGTCAATCTCAATTTCAATGATGATACATATACCGGAAGAAACTTCCGATGTCAAGCGCCTAATTTAAAGATTTTGCTTTTCTGATAAAATTTCCATCAACATAAAGACCCGTCGTATGAAGGCCGCCATCGCGCACCCATTTGTGGGCTATTTGACCAGAAACTATTTTGAAGGTTCTTACTGGATCGTCGCGATAAATAGCCATCCAGCTGTCTATCTCTCCTTTTGTGTAATCATGTAAAACGCGATAGCCATTGTGTGATTCGATTACATACATTTCAATCTCCATAAGGTTAGAGGTAGGAGGGGCTAACGCCCCTCAGTCTACTGCCCAAGAATAATCGTCGCGCTGATATTCACGCTCGCGGTAGTCGTCATAGTCTGGCTCATCATCATCACAGCTATCGTTGATGTGTTGCATGATGTCGTCTTGGACAACTGCAAGATCAGCGACCAAATCGAACATGGCGCCCGTCAACTCAAACTCTGGGCGAATAATCTTGCTGCCTAAGTCTTGGCTAATCCAGATCTTCTCAATATCCCATTCTACGTCTTCCGCTGGGTCCCAGTAGGTAGCAGCCGCACCATGTGATGTGATTTTATATTCGATCGTGACAACCCAATCGGTATCCATCATGTAGAGGTAGGATGTTGCAGTAGCCATATCAATCTCCATAAAGTTAAGGGGTGGTAGGGGCCGAAGCCCCAGCCATTAATCTAAGTTGATAAGAAGTTTCCACATTCCCGTATCTAACTGAACAAGTGACGCTCCACATGGAACATCATGACGAATAAGGAAGTGACGGGCTGCTTTATCTGAGTAGAAGAAGTATTCCATTTTGTCTCTCCATCAATCTCAATTTCAATGTTCATACCTATAGCGGAAGAAACTTCCGATGTAAACCCCCTCCCACTCATTATTTGCTGTTTTTTGAAAAATAATTCATTTTCTAAAAAAAGGACGCCTTGCAATGAAAAACGAATTAAGAGATATTGTCGCTACTGCGATTTGTAAATTTAACATTGAGATTGATGAAAATAATAACTTCGCAGGCGCAATCTCAGACGATCGATGCGAGCAAACATGCGACTATTGCCGCTTGTTTGCTGAATATATATGCAAACAGATAAATGGAGATATTGATGACAAATAACCAAATTAAGGCCCTTGTTGAGCGAATTGAGAAGCTCGAAGAGGAAAAGGCGGCAATCGCGGAAGACATCAAAGAGGTTTATGCAGAGGCCAAAAGTAATGGGTTTGATCCAAAGATTATCAAAAAGGTTGTCGCCCTCAGAAAGCAAGACGCCCAGAAGCGCGCAGAGGAGCAAGCTATTCTCGCGACTTATATGGATGCTCTGGGGATGCTGGCGACGACCCCCTTGGGAGCAGCCGCGATAAGATCTGCCACAAATAAAGCGGCGGTAGTCGTTGAAGAGGACGATTTTATTTAAAGTAAACAATTGAGGCGGCTTGTGATATAGTCGCCTCAACTTAGGGTTTGGACATGAGTGAAACGGCCAAAGTAAAGCGGCCTGTCGGAAGGCCATCGAAATATAAACCTGAGTATTGCGAGCAAATAATTGAGCTTGGCAAGCTAGGTAAAAGTATTGCGCAGATGGCTTCACACTTCGATGTTGATAAGGCGTCGATCTTTGATTGGGCGGCCGCTCACGAAGATTTCTCCACCGCACTCGCGCGCGCCAAGGCGCATTCGCAGACTTGGTGGGAGAATGCGGCCCAGCAAAACATGGATAACCGGAACTTCAACGCGCAGCTTTGGCTCAAAAGCGTGGCGTCCAGGTTCCGCGATGATTATACCGAAAAGCAGGTGACTGAGCTCACCGGCGCCAATGGCGGCGCGGTCCAGGTGCAGACCAAAGTTGACACTGACGCACTGTCGGCGGAGCAGCGCAACGCCTTGCGCGATCTTATCATGGCGGCCAAGGCTGCATCGAAATGAGCAGCTAATGTTTAACATCAGCGATCCTCACAACGATCTGGCGCCTGATGCCAGGGAGCGCATTGAGGATCTTGCGAATAAGATGCTTGGCTCCGTTGACGAAGTTGCCAACGATCCAATGGAGGCTTTGCAAGCTTTAGCTGCTGTTCTTGCTTTTGTGATTTCAGAAGGCTTTCTGAGCCGCAAGAGCGCAGATCAGGCGCTCGCCGTCGTCATGATGGTTGTCGTCTCCAGTATGGAGCAGGCAGAGCAAGACGGTAACACATGCTGGTCGCAGAAGACGACGCATTGAGGGGAATGCGATGAATAAGCATGTCTCGCCCAATGACATATTCATGGGCGAAGATCCTGATGATCTTTTAGAGCGCCTCAGTATCTCCGACGATCGAGAAGCTTGCGACGGCAATCTCGTTGAGTTCATTAGGCGCGCCTGGCATGTCATCGAACCTGGCGCCGAATATGTCCATGGCTGGCACATCGATTACATTGCCGAATCATTGATGGCCGTTACGTTTGAAGAAGAGTTTGAGGATGGCTCCCCGTATAACCGGCTAATGATTGCCGTGCCTCCGGGCGCTATGAAATCGCTTATGGTTAACGTCTTCTGGCCGGCTTTCGAGTGGGGGCCATGTAAGCTTCCGCACATGCGGTATATTTGCGTATCGCATAGCCAAGAGCTTGCAATTCGCGACGGTCTCAAAATGCGCCGGCTGATCGAATCAGATTGGTATCAAAAGCGATGGCCGGTGCCTCTCGCGAAAGATCAGAATCAGAAGCAGAAATTTGAGAATCTATTTACTGGCTTTCGCCAATGCTGCGCCATCAACTCAATAACCGGCGCCCGTGCAGATCGGGTTATTGCTGATGATCTCTTGTCGGTCTCTGACGCCGCTTCTCAACAAATCAAAGATACTACGAATCAACAGTTCTTCGAGGCAATCCCGACGCGGCTCGTTAATCCAAAGCAGTCAGCCATCGTGGTTATCCAGCAAAGGCTGGCTGAAGACGACATCATCGGCAGTATCTTGGACCGGGATTTGCCATACGATTACCTGATGCTGCCCATGCGCTATGACCCTTCCAGGGCGCAGCCATCGCTTCTTGGCCTTGAAGATCCACGCAAGCAGGAGGGAGAGCTCCTTTTCCCCGATCGCTTTCCAGAAGAGGTTGTTGCGCGCGATGAGCTCATCATGGGGCCGTGGGCGGCAGCTGCTCAATTCCAGCAATTGCCAAGTCCTAGAACTGGCGGCGTTATCAAGCGCGAATGGATACCGGAATGGAAGCGCGCTTCTTATCCTCCTTTTGATTTCATCATTGCTGCCGTCGATGGCGCCTATACGACCAAGGCTGAGAACGATCCATCCGCCATGACCGTTTGGGGCGTTTGGTCTGGAGGCGATCAGACCGCGCAAATAACTCGATCGATCACATCTGACGGCGAGATGATGGCCGCTGTTGAGCGAACCTACACGCAAGAGCACCCCAAGGTCATGCTCATGTATGCGTGGGCAGAGCGCCTAGAGTTCCACGATCTTGTTCAGAAAGTTCAAGAGACGATGTATGATTACGGCGTCCACAAGCTGCTGATCGAGAACAAAGCTTCTGGTATCAGCATCGCCCAGGAGATGCGCCGGCTATACGGCCATGAAGACTTCGGCGTTCAGCTGATCGATCCCAAGGGACAAGACAAGCTTGCGCGCCTCTATTCGATCCAGCATCTCTTTGCTGAAGGACTGATCTGCGCGCCAAAGCGATCGTGGTCTGAAATGGTCATCAATCAGCTGGCGGTCTTCCCGAAGGGCAAGCACGATGACTTAGTAGACACCACAAGCATGGCGCTAAAGCATTTGCGCGATCTTGGCCTTCTCGTGCGCAATGCTGAATGGACGGCGGACCTTGATCAAAGTAGATTACATCAAGGCGCTCCGCCGGAGCCGCTCTATCCCGTTTAATAGGAAAGACAATGCGCATTTTATGCAATGCGACGGTCGATATTATCGACGCGCCGCCAGCCCACGGCAAAGGCTTGGGAAAGTTCAAAGTAGAAGTCTGGGGCAAGGAACCGCACGATTATGTGCGTATCTATGAAATAACTGCGCGAGATGATAATATGGCCGCGCGCGAAGGTCTCGACCGTTTCGTTGAAGAAATTGGCAAGCTGATTGCAGACAAAAATGAGGAAAGCGAATGAATTTTTCGCAGGCTCTTGACCTGATCAAGTGGGGTCAGCCAATGACGCGCGAGGCTTGGGGTAATCCAGCCGTTTACGTCGTCAGAGATCCTCCCGTCCCAGGTGATGATTATAACATCAATAAACGATTGGCTGATGGCGCGATGGTTCCTTGGGAGCCAACGGTTGATGACATTATGGCTAATGATTGGGCCACCACAGTAAGGATTGATTGATCATGCCGATGACGCCGGGCTTGCCCTACAATATTCGTCAAGAGCAGCAAGCACCGGCAGGGCTTGGCGCCGCTGAAGATCTGATGGTTGAGATTGAAGAGGGGCCGGACAAGCCAAAGACTGATGAGAGCGGCAAGATCTTAACGATTGAGCATGATGACGGCTCCATCACGGTATCGCTTGATGGCCGTTCGCTTGATGGCGATTCAGATGCCGCTCGCGCAGAAGAGTGGTTTGGCAATCTCGTTGAAGACATAGACCAAGCAACGCTTGGCCGCATTGCAGAAGATCTGCTTCGCGGCGTTCGCGATGACTTAGATAGCAGGCAGGATTGGATTGAAGACCGCGCCCAAGGCATGAAGCTTTTGGGCTTGAAGGTTGAGATACCAGGTTTGCAGGGCGCCGTTGACGGTGCGCCTGTTGAAGGCATGAGCCGCGTTCGCCATCCATTGCTACTTGAAGCGGTGCTCCGCTTCCAAGCCAATGCGCGCAGCGAGTTGCTTCCAACTGACGGTCCTGTGAAGGTTCGCGATGATGCGGATAAAGATTCGCCAGAGCAGCAACAGCTTGCTGATGCGTTGGAGAACGATCTTAATCAGTATCTGACGGCGGTAGCCAAAGAATATTATCCTGATACTGACCGCATGCTTTTCATGCTTGGCTTTGGCGGCACGGCCTTCAAAAAAGTTTACTTCTGCCCATTGCGCGGCAGACCTGTAAGCGAGACGGTCGATGCTGATGACTTGATCGTTAACAATGCGGCGACGACGCTAGACGACGCAAAGCGCATAACGCATCGCGTCTTCATGCGCCCGTCAACTGTGCGCAGATTGCAGATCCTTGGCGTTTATCGCGACATTGATCTGACAACGCCAAATCAATATCAGGCCGATGAGGTGCAACGCCAGAAGGCAGACGTTCAAGGTATCTCGATTGATTCGATGAACCCGGACGATCGCGACCGGGAGATCTATGAGATTTATTGTGAGCTCGACATACCGGGCTTCGAGCACAAATATAAGGGGAAAGAAACTGGCCTCGAAATTCCGTATCGCGTAACGATCGATGTGAGCTCGCGAGAGATCCTCTCAATAGTGAGGAACTACGATGAGCCAACGGGAGAAGAAGGCGACGAACTGCCTGAGTCCAGAAACAATTTTATCAAATATACTTTTGTTCCTGGTATGGGTTTTTACGATATCGGTTTACTTCATATTTTGGGTAATACCACAAACGCGGTTACTGCCGCTTGGCGCGAGATGCTCGATGCCGGCATGTATGCGAACTTCCCCGGCTTCCTTATGGCGGATACTGGCGCGCGTCAGAATACGAATATATTCCGCGTTCCGCCGGGCGGTGGGGCGCTAGTTAAAACGGGCGGCATGCCAATCAATCAGGCCATTATGCCCTTGCCTTACAAAGAGGCTGGCGCAGGCTTGATGAACCTTGTCACCAATATTGTTGAGACGGGCCAGCGCGTTGGCGGCACGGCTGAAGTTGCTGTTGGCGAAGGGCGCAATGATGCGCCTGTCGGAACAACGATTGCGTTGATTGATCAGGCGACGAAGGTTCTCAACTCAGTTCACAAGCGCATGCATGCTTCGCAGGCAGAAGAGTTCCAGTTGCTTGTGCGTTGCTTTCGCGAACACCCAGATAGCTTCTGGAAGAAATGCCGCAAGCCATCAATTCAATGGAGCGAGGCGATCTTCATGCAAGCAGTCAATGACTGCGAGCTTGTTCCGCAAGCAGACCCAAACACCGCAAGCCATACGCAGCGCGTCATGAAGATCATGGCGTTGAAGCAATTGCAGCAACAAAACCCAGCCATGTATGATCCAAAGGCGATCGACATGGCGGCATTGAAGGCGATGGGCTGGAGCAACCCAGAACAGTTTATGGTTCCGGCTGAGACGCAGCAACAAGTCCCGCCGGAAGTCCAGAAGGCGATGGCGGAGCTTCAGATCTTGAAGCAGGAGGCAGACGCCAAGACGGCGGTTGCCCAGGCTTCGGTCCAGGAGTCGCAAGTCGATGGCCAAGCGCGCCTGATGGACGCAGAGACCAAGCGCATCCTTGCGCAGGCGAAGCTGCAAGAGACGCAAGCCAAAAGCGGCGTAGAAGCGCCACGCGGCGAAGACCCTTGGCGCCAAGTAGACGCAGAAGCACAGATGATGGACGCAGAGACGCGCCGCATACTTGCAGAGTTAAAGGCTGCTGATCTTGGTCTTAACGTAGATAAGATGCAGATGGAATCAGATCATCGCGAAGCTGATCGCATTCTTGATTCGCATCATCGCGCTGCTGATCGTGCAACGCAGTTGGCTAAAAACATTAATCCTGTTGAGG